ATGGATAATCGAGGATCGCGAACACGTTTTGTGACTCGACCCCGAATCGGGGTCAAGTCGGCTTCCTTCGCTGAGGCTATCGGCGTTGATGATGAGGGCAGATGCCAGTTGTGTGCAGGCGACTGAGGACACCCGGTGGTTCCGAGATTGTCTCGTGGATCATCCAATGTGAGGTCTGTGAGGCGTGGATTCCTACTGGGTCCAACGTCGCTGATTATGGCTGGCAGAAGATCTCTGTCGGCAGGGAAATGGAAACGTCCGTCTTGTATTACTGCCCGGAGCATCGGGTGGACGGGAGACGGATCAAGACGTCTGGAGGATAAGATGGCAAGGCAAATGAGACGGATGGAGAAGCTGGGTTCGGCAGAGGCAAAGGGCATCGTGTCGTCGATGATTGGCCATAGGCTGGAGACCTATGATGCCTCAGAGATGGTTCATGGCTTTGAGGTGTTGATGCACCGGCTGTACGGGCGTGCTCCTACGGATGGCGAGGTTGACTTGTTTCACAAGGAGTTCGGCAAGGTCACGGATGCTCTGATCCGGAAGGCGGACAAGGCCGAGGTTGCCATCGAGCAGAAGGCAGACAAGGTGGCGACCAAGAAGAAGCTCACCAAGGTGGCCAAGAAGACCGCGAGGAAGACGAGGGCTCGTAAGCCGCGAGCGTGATCTGGATCGAAAAGGAAAACAGGTAATCTACATTGATCGATTACGTTGTGCCCATAAGTGGCGGTTCTTATTACACAAATTCTGTAACGTGTAACCGCGAGCAGAAGACAGACGTCCATGGAATACATGTGGACGGCACAGACGTCTTGACAACTGTATGGAATGATGACAACTTTACATTGTCGGGATTGGTCCAGGTTCCGGAGGACGCCAGGAACCAGATCGCTCAAAGGGACAAGATTTAGGACACTGCCCCCTCCCATGTTCTCCTGGGAGGGGGTTGCCGTTTCTGGCGAGGGATGTCAGGGCGGTCATAGGAGGCCGAGGGATGGCCGCCATACGAGCAGCGCTTCGGCGCGTCGCTGAGCAGAGACACACTGGCATTGTCGTTGCCAGGGGCATCAAGAAAGTTCCCCAAGAGATTTCAATGTCTTATCCTGGGTGGTGGTCCTGGCCGCATTACGCGGTAATCGTTTTGGACCATGATGGCGGGACGTACACCTGTCATGATCCAGGAGAACCAGACTCAGAGAGTCGCATAGTCTCTGATCAGACTGTCCGGATCTCGCGTTCGATGCTCACCGGCGACCATGTGACGCTGTTCATCAAGGGCAACGATCGAGCTACCTGGGAGCCAACGAAGGTCAACACGCAGGGCGGCGCGATGGCAAGACGTCCTCCGTCGTATGACTGGGTCGAGCCCGGGTCTTTGTGGCTTGATCAGTGTGCTGTTGGCAGCCGTCTTTGTGTCGTGAAGTCCTATGCTCAGCACGTGCTCATGTATGATATGGATGCCTGTCAGATTTACCAGGTAGATAGGCGGGCGCTGGCCGTGCGTTGTTCCCCACTGGGTGAGTCCTGGGGTCTGCTGACGTCCATCCCTCCTTTGATGATTACCCCGAACAGCAAGGATGAAGGCGATGGTGGGGATTCGGATTAGGTCGTATGCGAAGCACTACTACGAGACGCTGAAGCACAAGTGGTTTGTCCTGTTCTACCTGTCGGTGTTCTCCGGGGAGCTGCTGGCCCGGGGGCTCAAGCACGATCTCTCGAAGTTCAAGGCTGACGAGTCGAAGGGGTTCTCGCGTGTCATTCACGGGATGAAGTATCTGGAGTACGGGTCCGATGAGTATCGCGAGATACTGCGGGAGTTGTCGCCGACGATCCAGCGCCACTACGACAGAAACCCTCATCATCCGGAGCACTCACAAGCGAGGGGGTACGGCGGCGCGTATGGAATGAGCCTGCTGGACGTGGTGGAGATGTACTTCGACTGGAAGGCGGCGTGCAGACGTCATAGAGATGGAGATATTGAGGAATCTGTCTCTGTGAACAGGGATAGGTTCGAGCTTTCCGACGAACTGGCAAGCATCTTGACCAATGAGGCGACGAGATAACGGATATTGGCGCGAGCAACGATTCTGGGGTTCAATAATTAGAGGGGGGGATGATGGAGGTAATGGGATTGGACTGGAGCACCATCGAGGGCATGTTCACGTTGTCGCTGTTCATTGGCGCGTTCTTCTTCATCAGGTTCATCTCCTGGCGCGAGCACGAGAAATCAACACGCAGAGGCAACGATCTGTTCTTGCAGTCCGTGGGGGAGTTCAACCGGCGCAGAAGCCTGACGCCAAGGGGCGAGGACCATGTCCGACACAGTAGAAGAGACAGAACAAGAGCGCCGACTATCACTGGTTGGCGGTGACGACCACGTCCTCAAGTCGTATTTACAGATGGTAGGCACCGTCGACTACAACACCCTGGTGGGCGCGTGCGAACAATCAAACCAACGAATCCTCTGGCTATCACCGTCCGATACCTTTCCAGAGCGCCAAGACTACAAACCAAAAGTAAACCAAATCAAAAGCATCTCCTCCGTGTGCTTCTACCACCTGATAGATGGCATGGGCCGAGTACAGACAAGGCAAAAAGACAAGATCTGGCCAGCAGACAGACCACAAGGTGATACCATTGATCAGTGGAGGGTCCTTACGTGGAAGTCTTGCCCTTTGATGTTACCTCCCCACGCTTGGATCACGTGCTGGTGTAACTGCGATAAGGACCCTCCGCTTTCCTACCTGGAGTACAAGACTCGATACCACGCCATCTCGTATTGAGCTGAAAACCATTGCGGAATCCGGCCAGCACGACCCGCCAACCACCACACAGACGTCTCCACTACGAGATACAGCTAAACGATATGAAGCCCGATGCTTTTCGAAATGTTAATATTTGTTTGATGTTAGCGTCCACATCACAGCGAATAGGCGCGATCAAGAGGAGCAAGACCCATGGATGAAAACAAGATTGTTGTAGGGGGAAGATACAGCGACGGGGAGGGGTCTGTTCGGCTTGTTCTTGAGCTGCTGGATAGTGCCAGATTGAGTTACCAGATCATTTCTCAGCCCACTCCTCCTGCTGGTCGTAAGATGGGCGGGCGGCGGATGCTTGGTGGCGTGTACGAGTGCAAGGTTCAGACGTTTGCGAAATGGGCAAGGTATTCAATGAAGTTGTAAGACGTCTATGTTTAACTTCGCTGGGCAGGTGGTTGCATGTCTTCGAGTTGTTCCTGTAGGTCGTTCCGAATCGGTGACTGGGTTAGGATTCGGATGCGCCGGACAGATCCTGGCATAGAGGAGGGGGTAGAAACGGCTTATCAAGGTCGTGTGTCTGCGGTCCAGATAGACAACGACACTGGGGAGGTCGAGAAGGTCACTGTGGTGTTCACGCGGGATGTGATAACGGCTGATTTTGACCGTTCCGAGTTCGAAAACTTGGAGAGAATCGACTTTGACGACTGAGATCTTCCAGATCCGAACAAAACAGTGGTGTTATTCGCTGATGGCGGCCTGTGTCGAAACATCGTCTGTTTCCGACTCGAAGCCGTTTGGACGATATTCGGGAGGGAAGTGTAATGTATGACGTCCAGGTCTGTCGAAAAGGGGAGTGGTACTTGTTTGCGACCAGTCTCAGCTCGCTGGAGGCTGTGTGGTCGAGTTTGTATTGGGCCAGGAATATTGAGGGCGAGCTGCCGGAGTCTGTCATGATCGGCCGCACGCAGGTTGCTCGTAGTTCGAGGGCTCCATTTCCGAGGCCGACTCCGAACGTCGAGGCAGTTGACTCCGTTGAGTACAACGGGGAGTTCTGGGGGGCGTTGCGATGGCTCGCTGGGTGTGGGTGATGAGCAGAGACAAGGGTTGTCCGTCGTGTGGCAGCACGAGAATTGAGCCGACAGTGGTGTCCGATGGCGCGTTGGTATATCCGGGGACGTTGTATCGGCAGTTCCTTGACGGGAAGACGTCGCTATCGATCAATGATGCAGAGAGGACAGAGATCTGTGAGCTGACTTGCCTGGTCTGTGGCGAGATGTGGAACGTTGACCCTGATGGCGAGTTGGTCGAGATCCACCGGTTACTGGTGAGGAGCGGATGACGTCATTGTTTTCTATTCTGGCGAGCAGGGTGGAGAGTGGTCAGACATCGGTCGAGGATGCGTTGGGGTTTGTGGATAGGCAGTGTGAGGAGATGGTGAGCCATCGGGATGATCCACGGATCGCCACTGTCTATCAGCAGAATCTTCCATACATGCGAGAGGTGATCAGGGCGTGCCTGGTGAGGATACAGGGTGCTCCGTGTGCGACGTGCAGGGGCATGTTGATGTGATCAGGGATGCCGGGTCATCCTGGGTCGTCCAGCTCCAGGTGATGGAGCATTTCCTCGGTCCATGATGTGAGAGTTGTTGCCGCGAGCAGCTCGTCCATGAGCTGCATGGGGTTTTCCGGAGACGTCAGGCGTTGTGCGCGCAGGATTCTTTCTGCGACGAGGAGGCGTTCGCTGATCGTTGCTGCTGTCGAACGATCGCTGATCAGGCGCAGACGTCTTTGTGCGTCGATGATGCGTTGCCTGATGATCCGGTTGTGGTGTGCGATGGCATGGGTCACCCGAACGGTGGGCATGACTGGGTTGTTGTCTGGTGACGGGGAGAAGATCCTTGGGTTGATTTCGCGAACGAATTTACCGCGTACAGAAATGTCGTTGAGCCTGGTTGAGCATGGTTGGCAGAGGAAGGCGTTGATGTCTTCGTGGTAGGAGACGTCATACCGGGAGACACACCAGTCGCAGGGTTGTTTTCTCGATTGGTCGCTCATGTATTCATGATATTGGTGGGGATGCTGATTTTCCACGTTCTGTCTACTGCAAGATTCCCGGGTGGATTTGCAGTATCTCAGAACGTCTTGTTGTGGGGGCGGAGGAACACACGGGTTCCGTCTGGGGATGACTTCTGACAGCCTTATTGAGTGCCTCTATTTTTCTTTGTTTTTCCAGGCGAGGTGCTGTTCAACCAGTTGGTCCATATGTTTGTCGAGGTAGTGGATTGCGTCCTTTGGGGAGTGGAAGGCAGCGGCCGTCCAGGCTCCATTCGGATGGGGGATATACAGCACGCCAGTGGTTTCTCCGGACTCTAGGCGTTTGGTGTCCTGGACGAAGTGTGGGGTTCGTTTGTTCTTGTCGCCGATGTTGCGCTCGATGCGCGGGTCCTCGTAGTCTACCAGTGCCATGGCTTTCTCCTTCCTAGAAAATGATGAGGCCCATCAGGAGGGCGTTGTCGGCACCGACAACGGAGTAGTCGCGGCACTTGGGGCAGTCGTATCCTTCGGCATCGGGCTCTGTGCATTCGCGGGTGAACTCGCCGCAGAGCGGGCACCAGCCGATATAATTCTCGCTGGCTTGGACGTATTCGGCTTCAGTGACTCTCTTCACTGTGGACCTCCTTGCTCTCGTCGAGTTCTGCCCAGATGACAGCAGCCCCTGGCAGCTCGCTGTTGAGGCTAGCGACGCGGATGGCAGCACACACGTATGGTGTACCCGACAGCCTTGGCGGCCGAGGCCAGGGAGGCGATGTGGCGGGAGAGGGTCTTGTTGGTGGCCGTGATCGACATCGTCTTACTCCCGGCCGGGAAGCCGCAGCCGCCGAGGTGGGTGATGGCGTGGCTGGGGTTGATGCCGATCGCGGTGCAGATCTCGTCGATGACTTCCGCCTTGGCCGTGAAGAACACGTCGTAGATTGGGGCCGGGGCGACGAAATCGCCCACGTTATCGTCCCAGTATTCCTCCACGGGGAGGGCGCTGACGATCACGTTGAGGTCGGCATAGGGGGTGTTGGTCGTTGTCATTTTTTTGCTCCTTGTCTTCGGCTCTCGCCGGAATTATTTCCTACTTGTAAACATAACCACGTGGTTACGTTGTGCAACTAAAAAATGCACGTGCGTTCGTCCTGTGTTACATTGGGATTAAGGGGGCTGCCCCGAGACAAGACCCCCGAGAGGGGACGCACAAGGAGAGGGAACAATGACGAGATTTTTGCTGGCATGTATCCTGTTGCTGGGCTGTGAGGACACGACTGTCTACAACATGGAGGGTCCTGATGGAGATGGCGGAGATGGTATCGGGTCTGATGATCCTGGCTGGGTGGATCCTGACTCTGATCTTGACGATAGCGACAGCGAACCAGGAGATACCACGGGGTCAGGCGAGGAAGAGGAGGAAGAGACCGGGGTGGAAGACTCTGAAGAGGAGTGGCCGACAGACCTGGCTGAGGACTCTGAGACGGAAGTGGAAGGCACGGAATCGGCTGGGGATGTAGATGTCGATGTGGACACTGACGCTGATGTTGATATAGACACGGATGCCGATTCGGACGTGGACACCGACGCTGATACCGATGCCGACGCTGATGCAGACGCTGATACCGGTTCCGACCTTGACGCGGACACCGACACAGACTCGGATGTGGATACCGACTCGGACACGGATGCCGATACCGATGTGGATACCGATGCCGACATTGACACTGACGCAGACACCGAATCGGACAGTGATCTTGACACTGATACCGGGGTCGAGAATACGTGTCCGTTCTTGTGTGTGAGGACGGATCTGCACGGTGACTGTGAGTTTTTCGGGTTCGGCGTGACTCACCCGGAGTACCAGTGCTCAGTAGACAGGCGAGTGCTCTGCTGTAACCCGGATGAGGAGGTGGATACGGAGACTGATACGGAGACTGAGACGGAGCCCGAAGTGGACACGGAGACCGAGACGGAGTCCGAGGCGGACACGGACTCCGCTGAGCCCTGCCCTTACCAGTGTGTTAACGAGTTGGGGCAGCTCCCCTGCGATCAGTGGGATGAGCGTGACGGTGTTGATGGTGACTGGGAGAGATACCCGGACTTTCATTGTGAGCAGTACCCGTACATGGATAACGTGTGCTGCCGGTATGTCGAGCCGGACACGGATGAGCCGGAGGACACCGACACCGAAGATCCGGGGCCAACATATTGCGACGTGGCATATGGACTTTACTGTATTCGCTTTACGACTCCCGGGCTTGACTGCGAGACTGCGGGGGGAACCCATCATCCTGAGTTCGACGAGGGTTGCCACCCTAGCGGATCGTACTCGTGCTGCGGTGACCTCCCTGATGTCCATGACTGATCCCGTCTGACGAACCGTCGTTCATCGCAAGCTTGCCAATGTTCCCATGATTGGGTAGGGTCAACCGGTTCCCGGTCAGGAGCCGATGCATAGACGTCTGAGAACAACAAGAGGAGGAAAAAATGGGCAGAGATGTTGAGATCAAACCGTCGTTTGAGAAGGGGATTCCGGTTGGGTTGTGTACCAAGGAGTGCAAGGCGATGAGGCGCGCAGACAAGGCCGGGGAGGTGATCATCACGTGTCGCCTGGGAGCCAAGGATGCTGAAGTTATTCCTCGTCCGGTGTGTATGCCGTGGGTCAGTGAGCGACTCAAGGAGATCAGTAGTCTGACGGACGACATTGCCAGCGCTCTCGACGAGAGGGACCAGGCCGTTCGAAGGGCTGAGATCGCCGAGTCGAAGGCGGAGAGCATGGCGGACACCATGAAGGATGCTGTGGGTGAAGCGGTGAAGGTCAAGGGTGAGTTCTCTGCGTTGAAGATGGAGACGTCTGCTTTGCGTGTAAAGCTCGCCAGTGCAGAGAAGCGCGCACATGACGCCGACGAAGAAAAGCACGCGATGTGGCAGAAGCTCAAGGACGTGCAGGTTTACATTTCTGAGCGCGAGAAGCACAAGACTAGGGTCGATGTTATGGCCAAGAAGCTGACGTCTATGGAGGAGCTGGCCAAGAAGAATGATTCGCTGGAGTTCGAAATCCGGAGGATCAAGTCGGAGAGGGACAATCTCCTGCTCAAGGTTGAGAAGCTTACTCAACATGCGCAGGAGATCGAGAAGAAGCTGAGGGACAAAAACCTAAAGAAGTTTGAGGATGCCGAGGTTCACACGCCGGGCGTGATTCAAGATGGGTCAGATCGGAAGGATGGAGTGGAGACAGAGCAATGAGCAAGGATAATTTTGTCAAGAGCATCGAGGGTGCCATGGACGTCATAAGGGAGACGGCTGTGGAGGCAGCGAGGGACGAGTGGGACGAGATGGAATGTCAATGTGAAGTTTGCCAGACTACTGCTGAGCAGGCGGCGATCATGACTGCGACTATGGCATACATTAGTACGGAGATGAAAGCGTGTGACATGCCGCACCTGGCAGAGATCGTTGATCGCATGCTGGAAGGGTTTGCTGATGCGTCGAGAGAGGACACGATAGGGCTCACCAGGGCTATCGGGCATTTCCAGTCGTGTATCGAGTCGATCAGGATGGAGATTACAGCGAGGACGGCCAGGGCCGCTCTTGGGAGTGCGTTCAACGATGTGGTTGGTTCGGCTGTTCATCTGGCATGTGCAGCTGATCCTCCTGGGGAATCCGATGATGGGGGAACCAAGTATCAGCACTGATGGAGGGAGCATGGATAGGGATTACGCAATTGAGAAGAGGAAGTGGTCCAAGACGAATAGCGATCCAGAGATGTACGCATGGGGTCGCTATGTGTTGGTGAAGGGTGGATTCATCTGGACGTTATACTTTGTCGGATCGTCGCCGAATGTTGTGGACAGGGTGGATGACGTCTTGAAACCGCCGTTCTTGTGGGCTCGGGGCAAGATCAGTGCGATTCAGGAGCGTCGCAGTGTTGGCGGCTGGTCTGAGCAGAAGATAAAGGGCAGGCCGGGCACCGAGGGTGGGGAGGTTCATGTTCCGGCAGACTTCGGCAAGGCCAAGGTGGAAGCGTAGTAGATGGCGAAGACACGCAAGAAGAAAGACAAGTCACAGCAGGAGATCCTGGGGTCCGGGAAGGGTGGTTCCGGGGGAGCCGCAGTCTCTCATCGTGTTCCTGATGGTCCTCCGATTGAGGAGAAGCTTTACAACGGGTTGGACATCTCGGCGTTGACGGAGAAGATTGTTGAGTTCGCAGAGAGGCATGGGGCTAGTTATCATCCGATCAACTGGAACGGGACAGCGAGAATCTCCATGGTGACGTCTGACAGCGAGAGGTTGGCAGCCTTTTTTTCTGGCATGGAGGAGCTAAGACGCGAGTATCGTTTCAATGTTTCTGTTTCTGGCTGTCTCTGGGGGTCTGATTCCCGCAATGCAATCATGAATGGTGACGGTGACTTGAAGTTGGATTTCGTGGTGCCTGCCAAGGTGGGCAGCGGTTTTGTCTCGTGACCGTAACTTGACCGGCTGACGTCTTGAGCAGGATACTGATTTGGGTACGGGCGTGTGACATGGTCAGAGCTGCTCGGTCGTTAGCTTGGCGCTCGTGCCCACTTTTACAAAGGGGATTTTGTTATGGCAGAAGCAGGTGAGGGACAGCGAAAAACGGTGAGCGCCCGTGAGCTGATGGTGCCGATTTACAACAGGTTGACCACAGCTTTTTACATTCTCATGCGTGACTATCTCATGGTCGGCGAGGTGAACAAACTGATCAAGGCGTCGATGATTCCGAAGGAGACGTCTTTCAGTGATGAGATCCTGCGCGCCAAGGCTGAGAGCTTGGCGAGTCAGATGATCAACGGGGAGTATCAGGTGACGGAGATTGACGCGATGTGGTCTATCCGTGGGTCTGGTGACATGGGTTCCACGGCAGCGATTTCTCCAGAGGCACTGGCCGGTCTTCGGTCGATGATGCAGGAGATCGGGAAGGGCAAGGGGACTCCTCCTCCTATTGATCCCAGGGTGGCAGCGGCGGCTGCAAAGATGAGTCAGCCGAGGCGGTCGACTCCGCCTGATCCTCCTGGTGTTGTCAGGACTGAGTTTGACAAAAAGCCAGGTGAATGATTACGTTTATGAACGTGTGTTCATAACTGGTTGACAGGGCTTAGTTGATATGTGACCCTCTTGGTGGGTCAGGGTCTGTCATTGGTCCTACCCTCCCAGTTGTTAGGTTCGAGGGGAGCAGCACAGAGCCAGTGTTGCTCCCCGCTTTTCCCAGGAGACCTGGAAGAGCCAAACAGTGATGATTGTTTTTTTACTGAGTAAATTGATTGGTGATCGAGATGAGTGGTTCTGTGGATTTGTCATTTGTTGACGTTGTCACTCCTGAGATGGTTGGCTGCGCGTTTGAGGAGCTGTCTGACAGTTCGCGGTCACGGAGGTGGCCAGGAGATGTGTCCCCTGGTGAGTGGATAGTCAAGACCGGCGCAGCTATCTCAGAGGCATATAATCGGCATTTCATCTGTGATCGTGAGAAGATTGTCAGAGTTATGTCCGGTGCCATTAGCGAGGGAGTTGATGTTCTTAATCTGTTTTCGGGTCCGAGTGGAATTGATGTTTCTGCCGGGAATGTGGATGGCGATGGTGCTCCATATCTTTGCCTTGAGACATGGATGTATAATCTAATTTGTAATGACATGGGCAGCGGTGGTGACAGGATCTACTTTGATCTGAGATCGCTTTATAGTGATGGCGCTCTCACCTGTTATGTATATGGTCTTCTTGATCATCTTAGAGAGCTTTATGGGCTTACAGAGAGGTCAGGTATTCGTGATGTTGATCTGGTCAACATGGCGATGCCGAGAAGTGGCGATGGGTTTATTTCTGATATTCTTGATTTGTATTTTCATCCTTTGATACATGCGATGTGGGTAACAGGTGGCCGAAAGGTCTACCATGTGTCCCCTGGCTTGAGGATCAGGTTGGAGAATACTGTTCTTAGGGGGTGCCCCGCCAGCGATGTTATTCCTCCTTTTTCATGTTTTTATCTATTGTTGCCAGCCGGGAAGTATTACGCGAATGAGGATGGAAACGGATCGTCACATAACAGGGCTGGCGTGTATGTTTCTCACTGTGTATTGGGGGACGGGAATAGGTCTCTTTTTTTTCGTTATGATTCATCTGGTGCTGATCATGCCGTTTGTTTTTCGTTGGATTTGTCTGATGGGAAGACTGTTGATGAGAGCATATATGAGTCGAAACTGTCGATTGGATGGGATGGCAATGTCGACAATGATGCTGTTCGGCTTGTTAGGTATGTGGTCAATTTGATTTTGTATGCGACGATGTCAGATGCTGACACGATGATCGTCCAATCTGATCCGGAGTACAGAAAGTTGTTTGAGCGTGCGATGAGGGCTCCGGTTAGATCGAGAAAGAGGAAGAGTATATTAAGGAGAGCCAAGGCTGTTAGCTCGTCTCCTCATATTGTGCTTGGCGGCAAAGTGTATCTTGACAGAGAGATAGAAGAGCTAGGTGGTGGTGTGGGTTGTGTTGGTGCAGGAGGGAGATCTCCGATGTCAGTCAGGACGCTTGTTTCTGGTCATTGGAGGAATCAGGCATGTGGAGCGGGACGATCTGAGAGGAAGAGGATATTTATTGAGCCACATTGGCGTGGGCCGGAATATGCTCCGGTTACCAAGAAGGTTCATGTGATGAAGTCGGGAGGTGTGTAGATGAACTCAGCAGAGTACATGTCGACAGTGCTGGGGCGTGAGAACAAGAACTACGCAGAGATTTCCAGTGTGGTCCAGGAGGAGCAGAACATCCGGCTGATTCATTCTGCCCTTGGGGTGTCGAGTGAGTTTTTTGAGCTGACACAGGCAATATCACGCGCAGACAGGGGTGAGATCATCGAGGAGCTTGGTGATTTCTGGTGGTTCACAATGCTGGGGTTTGATGCTCTTGGTGTCCGGATGGATAGTCGGATGATTTCGCTCGATCCGGGGGCTGTGGCTGATGCTGCGAGGCATGGGTTGTCAGGACTTATTGCTGAGCTGATGAAGAACGTTGAGCGCTATGTGAGCGATGTGAAGGCTGTTGTCATTTACTCCAGGGGGACAGCCTATGATGAGATGCCGGGTGTTCTAGGGAACATCTGGGAGATTCTGGTGCGGCTTCCGGAGGCGATCAATGAGAGGTTGCCTGTTGACATTCCTCGCACGACGCAGATCTGGGAGGCGAACGATCGGAAGTTGGCTGAGCGTCATGGCGAGAAGTTTTCGTACACTGGGGCCAATCAGAGAGACCTGGTCGCAGAGAAAGATGCGATAAAAGGGGACGATGATGAGAGTGATACTGGTGCGTAGCTGTGATGATTGTCCGAACGTGATCTACCATTGTTCGTCGCCGAAGGGAGATCCGAATGGACCGCATTGTTATCATCAGAGCTTTGAGGATGATGATGAGTGCAGGGGTCATGGTGGACACTTTATTGGGAAGAAGCTCGACGAGAGAACTTTGAGCGAGATCCCGGAGTGGTGTCCGCTTGACAAGATGGACGGTGCTGACGGATGAGCGAGGACAAGGGAGGGTACGACGATCTCTATGGCGGGAGACCGCCTTTTCAAGAGACGTCTGATACGTCTGAGGATGCGGCTGATTCGTTGTTTGGGATTGCGTTGACTATCCGGGGGAACGTGTATCGGAAGATTCGCGACACTGGGATCAACGGGATGACCTGTTGGGAGGTCGAGCAGGAGCTGGGGCTCTCCCACCAGACGGCGAGTGCCAGGATTCGCGAGCTGAACCTGAAGGGTAAATTGCGCGATAGCGGATACCGACGCCGGACTGGCTCTGGCAGGCAAGCTACGGTTTGGGTTGTGGGGAACATGCCGGAGTTCATTCCTGGTCCGCATCAATCGTTGAAGCAGCAGTTGATCGAGGCGAGGCGTGAGATTGCCAGTCTGCGTCATGAGAACAGCAGACTGAAGGAAGAGCTTGACAGGCGTGGTGTTCAGGCGACGTTCTCGTTTGATTGAGGAGGAGACACCAATGAAGAGCTGGGGAATGTTCAGAGGATTTGTTCGGGAGGATATTGGGAAGCCTGTCGTGCTTGGTGAGGTGGTGGGACGTCTGTGTTTCTTTGAGGGTACTGAGATTGATGGTGGGAGGTTTCCTGTTGCCCACATGCTGACTCCTCATGGATCACGGATGTTTTGTGGTTCTCGTCACTACAAGATTCCTGATGATGAGTGGTTGGACAAGCTAGACGAGTTCGAGAAAATTTCGGCCAGTGAGGGTAAGCTTTACAGTGGGTTCGGGGCGCACGTGAGGGAGAATCATGAGGCGTGGGCCAAGGAGGACCCGAGTATCACAGATCCGCTGAGGTATGTCGGTGTGAGGTTCGACGATGATGGTGACAGCGGGTTTGACTCTGTGTTTGGCACTGGGAAGACGTCTGGTCATGCTGGGGCGACAGAAGGGGGTCGACGAGATGGTGAGCAAGGGTGACGAGGACTCGATACCGACTGCACTGAGGGCCAAGCCGACCCCGGTCGTCGATCTCCATTTTATGGAGAAGGCTGATTGGCGGAGTCTCCTCTCCGACCACAAAGATGCAATGAGACAGATTGTCCGCGATGCTCTTTGGGCTGAGCGAGCAGTGCATGTCCAGCATGGTTACCAGGGTAGCCCGCGTGTGGAGCAGATCGAGTGGATGATTGAGTGGCTCGGCGAGCATGAGGATAGCATCCTGTCGGTGGATATTGTCCCGACGATGGGAAGCGAGAGGGCCAAGGAGACGCTATGAGCTGGAGATGGGTGGCGACTTTGATTCTTATCGTTGTTGTCGGGTTCCTGCTTGGGGTCTATGCCGGTGGTCGTCTGTGCCATATTGATGAGGCTGAGGTTCCGATGAGTGCGACGGCAACAATGGTCACGAACAGGGAGACGTCTCTGATCAAGAAGAGGGCCGAGTTGTCCAGTTGCGAGCGTGAGCTTGTCGATTGTCAGACTGGGCTGATCGAGGTGCGCCTGAAGATGGACAAGTTGGATGAGGCGTACAGTGAGTGCCTTGAGCGCATGGTAGACCGTGCGGTTGGTATCAAGTCGAGGTGAGCGATGGATGATGCCATCCTTTTTGCTGGGTTGAAGATAGACGAGTGGGAGGCAGTGATAACGGCGTTGCTGTATGCCAGCGATCAGTCTTCGTGCAAGGACGACTTGTATGGTGAGATTGCGGAGGCGATCACGAAGCAGACCGGGGTTGAGGAGAAGCGGCGATGATTGATGGTACACCTGGTGGGTTGAGCAGTGGCACGAAGGTTTTTGCCATCCTGAAGATGTATGATGAACCACGGTTCATGTACGGAATCAAAGAGGTCATCTATCGAGGACATTCGCTGACTAGGATGTCGAAGATAGAAGTGCCGCCGACTCGTGGCATGAGGGATATTCACCCGGAGGATTTGTTTTTGTCCGAGACGCTGGCGAAGTCTGAGTTGCTGAGACGTCTTGATCTTTCGATCAAGGATATGATTGCGAACGCCGAGTGGGTGAGAGAGGGCCAGCCAGATCCGTCTGGCTGATAACGAGAGAGGGTAGGTGCGATGATGCGTATTGGGTATGAGGAGGTTGTGATTATTACGGCGGTTGCCACGGTGACGTTCAAGGTTGTCTCGACGCTGTACGATTATGTGCTTGGGGTGCTGTCGAGGAAGAAGTAGGGGCTTCGAAAGGATGATGGTGCGGGCGTGGATTACTGGAGAGATTTCATGAAAAAATGTTTCACGGTGCATGCGACGGTGACGTGTGCAGAGTGCGGAAAGCACCACGACCTGAATGGTGAAACTTACCTGGCAGTGTACGGGAACATCACGAAGGGTCAGTGTGGTGGAATTGTCGGCAACAACCTCGATGACGAGGGGCGGGTGGTGAAGGTGACAGTGGTCTGTGATGAGGATTGCCTGTATCGCTTGGTCTGCCAGTCTCTTGGTAAGAAGCTGAGGAGTGCCAAGCCGACTGATGAGCTTGATGATGATCTAGTGCCCAGCGTGTGCTGTCCTGTTGCCGACTGATGTCTACGAGTGAGTGTATAGGTTGTGGGTTTTGCTGTCGCAGGGCTCCGTGCCCGTTGTCGTCATACGCTGGCTTGTGGTCAGAGGAAGGTTGCTCTGCGCTTTCATGGAGCGAGGATGAGCATAGGTGGGTCTGTGAGCTGGTGTCCAAGGCAGAGGGCGCAAGGCGTCAGGAGGTCGAGAGTATCCTGTCGATTGGTGCGGGGTGCTGCTCGAACCTGAACACGTATCGTCTCGTCAATCATGTTCCGACACCAGAAGAGATGAAGGATGAGGGTGCGTTGCTGAAGACCCTTAGTGAAGAGCACAGGGGGCTGCTCGATATTACGTTTGGGCTTTTGGTATTTGGGAGGCAACGGGATGAGGTTTGATGACGGTGGAAGTGATCCTGTCAGTCTGGGGACGGGTGAGTGTATTCGAGAGACAGAAAAGGCAGTTCTTGTCTGTTTTGTAGAGAAGCTTGAGGAGATCTGGATACCGAAGAGCGTGCTTCACGATGACTCTGGAGTGTTTGAGCTGGATCAGGATGGAGACGTCGTTGTCCAGCAGTGGTGGGCAGAGGCCAACGGGTACGCATAGTGGCTTACAAGATCAAGAGTGGTGACAGGTCGGAGTCAGTGTGGACGGTTGTTTTCATTCCGACGTTGTTGGGGGTGCTTGCCTTTCTTGTGGCTTTCGCAGTGGCTGGCTTCTTGTTTTACGGAAGGGATGTTTCCGCGTCTCCAGTTGATGGGGCGTATGCTATTGCGCCGCCCAGTGTTCAAGCGAGGGCAATTGAGCGCATGTGGGCTCTTGAGAAAAAGGTGCGGTGCGAGTTTCGTACATGGACGTGGTTGCCGGGGATAATCTGTGGGCTGGCTGTCGTGAGAGAGGGATCTGATTTTCGATGGGGGAGAAGAGAGAATGACGAGAGGGACGGGACGATGACGCGGTGGGGTATCTGCGGGTACTATACGACACCAGACGTCTGTGTGATTCCGTTCGGAAATCTGACGACAAAAGGGGTCCAGGTTCTTCTCGATATGCCGGAGGAGATCGCCAAAGATCCGATAGATGTTTTCAGTGATTGAGCAGGGGGATCTAAAGGGTGACGGTGAGAAATGATGGAGCGGTCAGGTCTTGATGGTGTTGTTGTCGGAGACGAGGTCACCGTGTTTTATCAGGGTAAACCTCTTGTGATCAGGAAGGTCACCAGCGTGACGAAGACGCAGTTTGTGACTGATCACGGTGATCGCTGGATAAAGAGGACAGGGAGACGTCTTGGTGATGTGCGCGGTCACTGGGGTAGCTCCATTGTCCGCTGTACCATCGATGATGATCGCGATGATATTGAGAGGGAGAGTCTTGTCTCGATGTTGAGTGACAATGATCCGATTGTCAGACGCCGAGTGTTAGAGGGTGTGAGTCTCGAAACTCTTCGCAAGTGTCGCGACTTGGTGAACGAGATACGGTCATTAGTAGATAAGGAGGTAGATGGACGATGAAAAAGCAGAGGAAAAGAAGTTCTCGAAGACGCGAGCGCGACTTGCGTTGGTTGTTCCGGTTGGAGCGCTTGCCTTCTGATATGGGGAACCACCGGCGCAAGAAGATTGAAGGTGTGAAGAAAACGGGGAAGAATCATCCCGCGTTCTGGGATGTGGACAACGATACGCCGCCAAGATTTTCGGTCATGGCGAAAGAGCTTCCTTTTCCTGATGATTGTTTGATCATTCCCTCTGAGAATATGAGGGTATATGGAAAGGATTCCCAATGAAGACTCTGAACAACTCTGATGTAAACGGGGCAAGAAAGCAGGTTTCTGACCTTGAGGTCTTTGGGGATGGAGATCTGTTCAAGCTGATCTCGAAAGCCTCCTCGAAGTCTGAAGGGTGGATGAAATCGACGAAGGCAATGGAGATCCCTGGCGCGGGATGCGTGATCCAGGTGACGACGCAGCAGGGTGACAACATTGCTGAGGCGTTGACCTTCGTGCCTGGGGTGGTGATTTCTGGCGATGGTGAGTCGCGCAAGCTCGTCAAGATGGGCATCAACTGATCTTGTCCTGGGGAGGACGCCGAGGAAAGAGCGGAGCCTGCGGGCGATGAAGCGAATCAAGAGGCAAAGATCCAATGCGGGCGCACCGCACAGCAGGGTGGAAAGCCCTGTATTGCCAGGATGGCGGAATGGGTAGACGCAACCTCGTAGGCGGTAAGAGTGGCGAATCATGATAGTGCCCAAAAACAACTCTTGTGCAGGTTCGAGTCCTGCTCCTGGCACAAGGCGAGACTAGAGGTCGGGAATGCCTTTCAAAGAAGTACAGACCTCCGGGCGGGTGAGAGGCGTGCTGTGGGTTGATCGCCCAGCGTCGCGGCGACGATAAGCCGGGAGGGCTATCCTATTACTGTCGGGGGAGGGTGCGACGGCACTCGCAGGTTCGACTCCTGCTGGCCCACTAAGCGTCGGATGTTCTTTACCTAGAGCCAAAATGAAACGTTGGAAATGGTGTTGTTTGTTTGGACCAGTAAACGAAACGTGATCTCTTCACCAGGCCCAACCCCTGGTGACCGACGCTGTTTTTTGAGTGAACGATGATGATGAGGATACAGGGAGGAAAGAGATGAGTGGTGAGAAGTTTTCTGTGATCAACGTGCGTGCGGTTGTTGGATGGTTTGCTGGTCATATGGAGGAGAAGCTAAGACAGAACGACCACAAGGGCGGCTGGGATGATTGTACGTTGATGTGGCTGATGGGTAGGCTTCGACAGGAGGTTGAGGAATTGACTCATGCGTTAACGGACAAGGTGGTGGCGGCGAAGATGGCTGGCAATGAGGATATTGGAGAGGATGACGCGATGAGCGTCATTGGCGAGTGTGCAGACGTCGCGAACTTCTCGCTGATGATTGCCAGCAAGGCTTCAGGATATATTGGTGAGCAGCCGGTAAATGATCGTGTCATCGTGGAGTCTCCGTATCGAGCTAGCACAGGCTACGACTTGCTGGAGAACATCAAGTACGCATGTCTCTGCATGCGCGATTCGATAATGAATCACGGTGAGTCTCCGATGGCGAGCCACCTCCTGTATACACAAACAGGTATTCTCGATGACGATGATCCGATGCAGAGGGGGTTGGGTATCGAGGCGGGGCTCTCGTGGGGTAGCGTGTCGGACAGGACAGTAGTCTATGTGGATCGTGGACCGGCAGAGGGCATGGTTATCGGAATTACGCGGGCACTGGAGGAGGGACGTCTTGTGGAGTGCAGGAGCATCCATGGTGATGTTCTTGAAACCAAGGAGTTCTTGGACTTCGTGAGTGATCCGATAATCAGCGATCGGTTTCGTGTTGTTGGACGTTTTCTTGGGATGAAAATTGGGAAGTAAAAGATGCAGATGAAGAAGGTTGATGTCCCTGAAGGTAAGAGTGGGGACTGGTGTGTGCAGAGATTTGAGGTGTCGCAGGATGATGCGAGGTTTCACAATGTGCGGTGCATGTTGAACTACCACAGGGAGGGCAACAGGCAGATACGGTCAGGGAAATACACGAAGCTGATGCGCGGCGACGTGATCGTGATGTCGGATACTCCTGCTGAGATGAGGGATCACTGGACGGCTATGCGGCTTGCCAGGGGGGATGTTCTTGTGAATGGCTTGGGTCTGGGATTGTACGCTGAGAATGTTTTGCTCAAGGATGACGTGAGCCACGTGACCATCATCGAGAAGAGTCCAGACGTCATCAAGCTGGTGGCCGATCATCTATATGGGAAGTTCGGGCGGGAACGTCTTGAGATTATCGAGGATGATGCTCTTGAGTTTCGTGGTCCGGTGAACAAGGTCTATGATTTTGTCTGGCATGACATCTGGGACTACATCACACCCGAGAATTCGCAGACGATGGGGAGACTGCATCGAAAATACGGAAGGAAGTGTATGTACCAGGACTCCTGGTGTCGCACAGAGGTGAAGAAGTTAGCGCGAGAAAACCGAGAGAATGCCAAGCAGATCGATGCGCTGATGAGGTTCGTTTCTTCTGTCAGGTGACGTCATGGGTGCGATTCTTTTCGCAATCGTTTTGAGCGTTTTTCTTTCGTCTATCCTTATGCTTCTACTATTCGATTTGTTGCACGCCGGGCTGGACGCTGTGTACGATTGGGTGGTTTCGTTTTTCGGGGAGGATGAATGAGGTGTAACCACATTTACCGCGTAAAGGTTCACGAGTCAGTGGTGATCGGTGGTGCGTCGGTGGGGCGTTGTGAGAACGAGGCTCTACCGGGGATGACCAAGTGTATCGAGCACGCTGGTAGAGAAGCGATGGGTATGGCGATTGTCATGAGGGACGCCAAGATCTCCGAGATGAAGACGGAGATCAAGATGATGAAGGAGCAGATCAGTGCATTACTTTCCTTGCCGTGAGTGTGACGGTACAGGGGCCATGTCCTATCCGTGCAAGAAGTGTGGGGGAACAGGCAGGTTTAGGAAGGGTGGGAAAGACGTCGGTGAGTGCCGGATGTGTGGGGGGACCGGGCGGTTTTTCCCTCAGTGGAAAGATGACGGGAGAGACTACTCACATCGTCCGGTCTACGCGAGACCGTACATCGAGACAACCTTGTCCGGAGGTACGGAGATCAGAGCGTACAGGTGTAAGCGCTGCAAGGGCTCTGGGAAGACGGACAAGATGGCGTCAATAGGAGATGCCATCCTGATGAAGATACAGGAGCTGGAGGCAAGCAGTGAGCGACGATGACGGGTACAGATACCTGAAGGTTGGTCTGAGGTTTGACCTGTACGAGGAGTTGTTCGAGGTGGTCAGTATTCTCGACAATCCGAACCAGGGGATTGCCGTGATTGAGTGCGTCGGGCGAGAGTCGAGGTTTGCGGTGCCTGCTGTCATGATAGAGAGCTTGATGCGTCTCAGGAATGGCGAAGAGTAGACCGGAAGGATGCTGGAGGCGATGATGGATGAGATGGCTGAGAAGATGAAGATGGTGAGCGTCGAGGTTGTCGACGTGGAAAACAAAGACGTCGTCAAGAGGATGGGGCCGATGAGTTTGTGGGAGGCCGAGAAGGTCAGGCGAGGGGTTGAGATCAACCTCAATCATATCGACTATCTGGTGCGAATCGTGGATGGCGATGGATGAGATCCATAACTGGGTTTTTACCTTTGGCATTGGGGGGCCAAACGCTGGTTTTTTTGTAGAGCTACGAGGGACTTTTCACGAGGCGCGCACAGAGATGTTCCGGTTGTTCAGTGGTGAGTGGGCGTTTCAGTATAAGAACCGTGTGCAGGCTGGTGTTGATGAGTACGGGTTGACCAAGTTGTTCGTCAATTCGAAGTTGTGTGATTCTGCGGAGGACCATCGTGAGAAGACGTCTGGGCAGCTTGGTCAGAGGGGGAGGGCGCATCTATCGGTGGTTGCAGCGTGTGACGAAGAGGAGGGAGAGGATGCCTAACGGCGTATCCGAGTACGACAAGCGAAGGGAGCAGATTGCTGCGCTTGTTCACAGGGTGTGGGCCGAATGGTGGACTTTCCAACGTCGGTTTTGTATCGAGCAGGATGATGGCTGGCTTGCCATCGACGAGGACAAGGTGAAGCGCTGGGATCGTCAGGCGAGCGCTGACTATCAAGACCTGCCTCTTTCTGAGCGCAAATCGGACCAGCAGATTGCCGACAGGTACATTGAGCTTTTCGGCTCTATCCTGCTGGAATTGAACGACAAGATAGACGTCCTTGAGGGTGAGCTGAAGGAGTGTCGTATACTGTACGAGAAGGCGCTGGAGAACGCCTGCACTGAGCACGATGGCACCTGTGGGTGTCAGAAGGAGATGTGATCATGCCCAAGTTCAGGCGGAAGCCGGTCATTATCGAGGCTGTGAGGATCAAGAAGGAGATGACGATCGATACTCGCGAGGGGATAAAGAAGGGGAACCCTGGCGACTGGTTGATCACGGGACTCGATGGTGAGCAGTATCCCTGCGAGGATGAGTATTTCAGAAAGGCTTACGAGCCAGCAGACGATGATGCTGAGGTGATGTTCAGAGTCGTCATCAGCGACGATGACGAGGGGGATGCTGCCAGCGGGGAGTAGATTCCATGAAAATCTATCAGGTGCGCAACTTCGATGCGGCGATGTATGTGATGCCGGGGACGAGGGCAGGAGACGTCTATGCCTGGGAGTTCGTCGTGGGGCTGGACAACGCGAAAGCCAGGGCGTGGGCTGTTGCTGCTGCGACCGGACAGATGCCGGAGATCCATGATGTTGAGATCGGGGCCGATGGGTTGATTTTGTCAGCGAGCGATGATCCGATCGACTGGCAGACTGGACCGAGGCCGATGCCGCTCCCGATTCATCCTGGTGTGTTGGGCATGGGGAGGGATGATCTTTGTGGTCGTCCAGATGAAATCCGCAAGGTGTTGAAGTCGGCGAGCGTTGGTGAGAGCATCTGGGTTTGGGGTAGACACAAAGCGTCAGGCAGGAGAGCTGTGTGGCGTGTGGTGACCTCTGGATCGGGTGACAGGTACTACAGTGATGATCGTGGCGCGACGTCCGAGAAGAGTTGGGGAGGCAGCTGGGAGCTTCTCGCGATAGCGTTGCCACCCTGCGAGGAGGATGATGATGAAGGGCAAGCATAGACCGTTGTTCAAGGATGGAGACAAGGTAGCATGGAGATCTCAGTCTGGTGGGAGGTGGAGTGAAAAGTGTGGAAGGGTGCTGGGGGTTCTCGAAGCTGGCAAGAGGATGAGCACTTTGGTGGAAGACGTCGGGGCGTATAAGATGCAGTGTGATCCGATCTCCCACTCCGACAGGTATGTTGTTGTGGTTCCCAGGGTGGGAAAGAGTGGGAACCCGATAGCGTCTGCGCTATATGCTCCACGGGTCAAGAGCGTCAACGATCAGATGATGGGTATTTACGGTGACTCGTTGCCGGAGATGGGGGTGAGGGAGGTTTAACCGCGCATGGCGGTGAGTACCGCCTGGAGAGCCTCGGCGGCTTCGTGCTCGTCGTACTGGTCGGGGCCGAACATCCAGACCAAGTTCTTTTCGGAGAAGTAGGAGCGGGCTTCCTGCTCGCTCTCGAACGCCTCTGGGCCTTGGTCGCCCAGGTATTTTTCGATCAGGTTCGTCATGATTTCCCCTTTCTAGAGGCAGTAGGAGAGGCAGTTGTGGAGGTCTTCCTCGGTGGTGTCACCGAGTTCGAGTTCGTCCATGTTGCCGCCGCAGTCTGAGATGCGCTTGGTGAACGCCTGGTGGAGGTTGGCGACATTGGTGGAGCCTACCCATTCGCCGTCCACAACGACGGCACAGCGGGCCTTGTCTTCTTTCGCCGGGATGAGCTGGATGCTGGCACCGATCAGGGAGGCGATCTGGTTGACGGTCTTCAGAAGTGCGGCGGGCTCGCGCCTGATCTCCTCGTCGCTTTTCTCGCGGATGAGCCCCATGGAGCCCATCATGATGTATTTGAAGTAGCGGTTGCGGGCCTGGCGGAGGGCACAGGCAGTCTCGTCATTGTAGTGCTTGTGCTCGGTTCCTGCGGCCCAGATCGAGGCGAGCTTCTCGCGCCAGTCATCGCCAAACTCGGCGATGACGAACACGAGCGCGTCGAAGATGTTGGCCGGGATGATCAGGTTGAACTCCTTGCGCTCGATGACCCTGTCTTTGGCCTTGGCCTCTGCGTCCCAGCGGATGATTTTTTCGACGGTGGCGGGGATGTTTCGGAAGTGCCTGGTGGAGAGGGTCGAGCCCGTCTCGTCCAGTTGGATGCGCCAGGTGCGGTGCTTACTGGACCGTGTGGCGGTTCCGATCTTCTGTCCGTCCTGGAGGACGATCCTCTTTCCGCTCTCGATTGTCTTTGTTGTAATCTCCATGGTTTCCTCCTCCCCGTCTCGGGGGTACTAGGTGGGTTGTCCCACTTTTAAAGCATGTGTCTGTTGTTGAAAAATGTCAACACGTGAGTGAAATTATATTCGCAGAAGTGTTTACTGAGTAAAGTTTCTGGAGTCGACTTCGAGGTGGGGATATGATGACGTCTTACGGGCTAAGATGCTGTCGCGTTCGTCGCGAAAGGTAGGAGGACAGGATGATCTATATTGAGGCACCACAGCCACTTTCGAACATTCCGCGCCCAGCCGTATTTTTGGCTGGTGGCATCACGGGCTGTCACGATTGGCAGTGCAGCGTGAGCATGGCTCTGGTGGATGTCGAGGGGGTCAGGGGGTCGATTCTTAACCCCAGGAGGGCAAATTTCCCCATGGGAGACCCGGAGGCGGGTCGTGAGCAGATCATGTGGGAGTACAGGGCTCTCTGGGAGGCAGACGTCATAGCGTTTTGGTTTGCCAGTGGGATGAGTGACCAGCCGATAGCGATGTTCGAGCTGGGGGTTCACCTGACGAGGTACTCGCTGGGGATGGGGCCAAAGAGGCTGATCGTCGGCTGTGACCCGAGCTACAAGCGCAAGTTTGATGTTTACGCCCAACTGGAGGCGAACAACAGGAGCATCGAGGGGTCGCTGAAGACGGTGGTGACGTCTGAGACCATCAAAGATCATGCGACGAACATCCTGCATGTGATGAAGGGGCTGTGATGTATGAATATCAGGCAAGGGTTGTGAGGGTCATCGATGCTGACACGTTTGAGTTCGAGGTTGACCTGGGATTCAAGCTCAAGTTGCTGGAGACTTTCCGGCTCGGCGGTGTTGATGCGTGGGAGACCAGGGGGGTCGAGCGCGAAGATGGGCTCCGGGCGAAGGATCGGGTTATCGAGTTGTTCGCGGCGTCGAAGAACGAGGTGATCGTTCGGACAGCCAAGGGGGATGGTAAGGGTAAGTACGGGCGCTGGATCGCAGACGTCTATGTAGATGTGGACGGAGAGTATCAGAGCCTGGGTGAGATCCTGGTTGAGGAGGATCACGCAGAGCCCTACCGCGTTTGACAACCTCTGTGATAATAGCCTGATACGAGATATTCCTGAGCACAACTTGATCGGACTCCACGGACAGAGGTACTATTCCGTGGTCAGTGGTGACGTGTATAGATGTGGAGTGATTGATGCCGGTTCAGGTCAAGATTTTCTCAGGTGGGGATTTTTCCGAGAAGAAGATTAATCAGTGGTTGTCCGAGGTGAGTCAGGGGACTGATTTCACCCTGGAGCATACGCATCTCGACGCCCAGCAGGGGTCGCCGAGTAGGATGGTGTTGGCAATATTTTACAGGGCTGAGCGTGTTGTATGTGAGCATCCGTGTCCGCTCTGTGGTGGCGAGATGGCCAAGAGATTTCGCAGGTCGGATGGGCAGCCGTTCTGGGGCTGTTTGAAGTTCCCTGAGTGCCGTGGTGTCGTGAACATGGATGGTTCTGTTGGAAGGGTTAGGAGTGAGAAGGAGGACGGAAATATTCCGTTCTAGGCTGGTGATGAATGGCGACAAGAATGCTGGAGAAGATGTTGTTCTCGATAGGGGAGGCAGCGGAGCTGTTGGGAATCGGGCGCAGCACAGCGTATGACCTTGTGAAAGGTGGCGAGCTGCCATCGGTGAAGATTGGCAGGAGACGTCTGGTGCCGAGGGAGGCTCTTCATACGTGGATCAGGACGAATACGCAGGGTGGTGTTCCACTTGGTGATTTTGAGGACTGATGATGGTTTATGCCTTGCATTTCAAGGGTGTTCCCCATGATCCTCCTACTGCTGCCGACGTTGAGGAGTTCCAGACGGAGGAAGAGGCGAGGGTGGAGTTTTGGCGGCGGGTCGAGGACGAAGATCTGTGTGTGGACACCACTGAGATGCATTTGCATCGTGACGCTTCCTTGGGGGCACCATGCTTGATCCTGTATGGTGATGGTCATGAAGAACGAGTCACGCTTCGAGGATCGCGGGTGGAGTCGCTGGGTAGAGGAGCCACCCAGTCGTGATTGCGAAGGGGGAGACATTGTTGCTGTCGTCGAGGTTGTTCTAAAAGACGTCAAGGCCGAGAAGTCCTATACAGTGCGGCGTTGTGTTGGGGAGGTCACCCGTCAGATCGTAACCGGTGGAACACCTGATGAGGTGGCACCTGAACTCGACGATGTGAAGAGGGAGATGCGCCGGTTGGCCGATGAGCTGGAGAATTTTATTCTGATCGGAGTTTGCTGAGCTTTTCTGCGAAGACTTGCCTGGTGCCCGTCCTGGGCTGTAACCTTTTTCCGTGAATAAACCATTGTCAGCTGTGACCGGTTTGATTGCCGCGACGTTCGTCTTTTTGGCGTTTGTCATTCTTTTGCTGGGTCTTGGGTTCCTGTTTGATTCGTGCGACGGCAGTCCGGCTGCCAGGGGCGATCGGACGGGTGACTCCGGTGGTGATTCGGTGCAGCGGTTGAAGATTGGTGGTGCGATCGTGATAGCGGAGGTGAGGCAGTGACACTCAGACGTCGTTCGTATCTGGCTGAGGGTCGATACTACAAGCTTCATCGGAAGATCTCTATCAGCGAGGTGTCTCGCAGGTGGAAAGAGGACGGAGAAAAGGCATACGACGAGAGCATGCCGGTTATGTATCCGCTGCGTGAGGTGTGGCCGCACCGGGAGTACACGTGGACACGGGCCAAGTCGAGAAGGTCGTCTGGTGAGTGGGATGCTCTGATGGCTGACATGAAGACCAACGGTTGGCGCAGGAGCGATCCGTTGATTCTGAATGTGGGGCGTCAAGGTGGCGTGAAGGTCGGGGAGGGAAACCATCGGCTTGCTATTGCCAAAGAGCTGGGGATACGGGCGATCCCTGTCTCTGTGTTGTTCTATACAGGCAAGGTCACGAAGGATTCATCGAGGAGAGAGGTGCCCAAGAAGAGGGCAAGGCTTCAGAGGGTTGCACCAGATGTTTCACCGGGGGCAAGAGAGCCCGGTGATGATGATGGCAGTATTGACGACATCATGAAGAACCTGGGGTTCTGACGGAGGCATAAGATGGGACTGAGAAGAAGAAGTTACTTGGCTGAGATGAAAGAGGTCCACGTGGAGGTCAAGGAGCTTCCGCAGACTCTTCAGTCGGCACTCAGGCAGATCGGCTATCGGAAGGCTGACATCCGAGTTGTTCCTGCCACCGAGGTGTATACTGGGTCGGCCGGAATGTCTGGACGTCGTGCGTTCACGATGGCGGTGAACATTGCGACGGGGCAGACGAGCCAGGTGGCGCAGGGGAGCTGGGGTGGTCCGAATCCATTCGAGCGCAAGCCAGCTGACGATCTCGAAACCAAGGTCAAGATTCCGCAGAACAGCGCAATCATCAAGGGCAGCGAGGGGAGTGGTCCGACGTGGGCGACCATCTACGTCAACCCGTCGACGTTGGCTCCGATGCTTCCTGGTGGTTCTGGTCTCAGCGATCGCGAGGAGAAGATCCTTGGGATGATGCGTTACAAGTCCGGGTACAAGAAGGAGTTGCTCGCGAGAAACAAGGTGACCCGTGAGGAGATCGAGAAGCTGGCCAGGGACGGTTATGTGAAGATCAACAAGGCTGGCGCGACGTCTCTCACGGCGAAGGGTAAGTCGGCGAGCAAGAACCCGTCATACTAGGAGGGATGCATGTCGCTGAGGCGTCGTAGTTACCTGGTGGAGGATGACGGTCCACGGGACATTGAGCGTCTGCGTGTTGGTCCGTTTGATGTTGAGGTTTCACGACTTGCCGGGGCAGAGCCGTCGAAGCGGTTTATGCAGTTTATTGAGCGTGAGATTCCGAAAGTTGCTGCGGCTATCAAGCGAACCGGGATCAAGGTGAGGCTTCCGAAGATATATGCGATTGATGATGGTGGGTTCATGGGATCTCTTGGTGTTCACATTGCTGGAGAGGATAATGTGGTGATTACGTCCCCGATGGGGATGAGCGCCAACACTCTGGCTCATGAGATAGGCCACTGGTTGCACGAGAGGTTGCCAGGGAGGGCTATTGAGTATTGGAGAGAGGTCACTGATCCGAGGGTGACGGTGATCACCGATGGTGACGTGAAGGCGTTTTCCAAGAAATACCGAAGGAGCAAGAGGTTTATCGCGATGACTCCTGATGAGAAGCGTGAGTATGTGCGCAGCCAGGAGAGCGATGTGAGGACGTCTGCTGTGTATCAGGAGTTGGCGATCAATATGATGGATCGGGCGTGGTCGAGCAAGACGGGTAAGGAGTGTGCCGCAGAAGACCTAAAGAGGTTGAAGCGCAGGGTTGGGAAGAAGGTTTTTGTTTCTCGTGTGCCGTTTTCCTTGTTTCACTATGCCGCGAAGAATGAGAGGGAGGCTTTTGCTGAGTTTTTTGCTTCGTACATTATCAATGGTCCCAGGAAGAGCGATCCTGCGATGCGTTCGATATTCAAAAATGTCCTTGGAGCTGGTGGCCACAGGGTAGAGTCGTTGGGCGCGAATGATGGATAAAACAAAGGTGGCAAAGAAGGTTCTGCACCTGCTCAGGCTGTCTCAGAACAACCCGAACGAGAACGAGGCGAAGGCTGCCGGTGAGATGGCAGTCAAGCTGATCGAGAAGTACGGGCTGACGGGTGCTGATATGGAACCGTTGCTCGACGAGCAGAGGCATGCGGCTGCGCCGAGTCCAAGACGTCAGCAGCCAGTGTATCGACAACCGGTGAGGGTTGTGAGGGTTGTTGTTCAGCCAGCTGCTTCTGGGTGGGTGACCTATAGCACAACGGGATCGTCAGTTGGTGGAGACACTACGTCTACATCATCGACGACTTCTTCATGGTGGAGAGCCTGATGGCAAGGAACAAGAAACTTGAGCTGAACAACGTTGCTTCCGGTGTGTGGTTTACAACCGATGGGCGGTTTGCTGTTGTGCGCAGGAGGCAGCCGATCAACCCTATGGAGGCAACGGTCGATTTCAAGATCACAAATGAGTTCTCCATCAGAAGTTTCGAAGGGTACGATGGTCCGAGGAATTATCCACAGCTCGCGCCGGAGGTGGGTTCTGTATCGACCTTCAAAGAGGTTTTCCCGTGGCTTGGGGAGTACACCGGGGAGGGCTCGTTTGTGGTCGGCGAACCGATGCAGGCAGAGCCGCTACCTCTTGGTGGAAGACGTCTCAGAGAGGCTGTTGAGATTCGCGTCCAGTTGCTGGGAGAGGCTCAAGAATTCTTGACTACGGAGAAGATCGAGAGGATGCGCAAGGACTTTTTGGTTCTGATGCGCAACATCAAGAAGCTTCACGAGATTAGGGATATTCGAGAGAACGAGATATGGCGCAAAGCTGTTATCAAGTGGGGCTTGGATTTCGAGGGTGCTCTGGACAAGGTCAAGCAGGAGATTGGGGATCGGCTTCGGGCTCAGTCGAGCGGCGGTGACTACGTCAACGAGCATGACGCGAAATACCTGCTCAGTTCGATGAGTGATGCGTGGGAGTTTTCCAGCGACATGAGGAGTCCGCCCGGTGATGCCCTGGCCAGTTACAGGGATCAGAATGACAGGGATCTTGCCCGGGGTCGCGAGACTGGGTGGTGGACAGATGAGAGGATACTTGAGCGTTTCCTTGGTGATCTCAGATCGTGGGAGAGGCGAACGAGGGCGCATTCTCGGAAGGCGTGGAAGTGGCTGAATGATATGGCCCAATGGTCGCAACGCACGGGGCTCAACAGTGGTGGAGGGCGTGCGATTGTTATCGGGTCCACTCCGCAGAACGTGTCTATCGCTGGGTTCCAGGTTCAGCTGAAGGACAGCAGTGACGATGCGTTTGGCGAGAAGGTGGTCCGTGGTTTCGAGCGTGGTCTGAAGTGGTACAGGATGCGGGCTTCGAAGGTCTATCCCGAGATGCTCAGAAACACGATGCCGTTTGTCCTTGATTTCAAGGCGCGCAGTGCGGCCTCTGCGTCGTATGAGTATGACCACATCAAGGTCAATCCGTGGGGGACGATCGGGAAGCCGAGTGAGACTGGTCACGTAATCGCTCACGAGATGGGTCACCGGATCTGGAGGACGCTTTCTGATGCTGCACAGAAGAGATGGGCGTTGTTCATCAAGGGTTCTCATGGCGATCTGGATCTGAGAGACGTCGTAGGGAAATGGTTGGGTAAGGAGAGGGAGTTCGAGCGCAGAGATCCGATTACGTATCTTCGGTTCGAGACGCTTGTGTACGACCCTCGATACAGGCAGCTCGACATTTTTTCGTTGAAGAAGGCGCAGGAGTATTTGCGGGCTGGGGGCAACCCGATCTTCAACGTGACGCTGAAGCCGGTGACTGGATACGGGGCAAAAGATCCAGAAGAGGCGTTCTGTGAGGCGTTGGGTTTGCTGGTGTCCTATGGCCCGAGGGCGGTGCTTCCAGAGGTGAAAGCTGTGCTGATGTCGGTTGTCCCCCGACTGAAGTTGGAGGACGAGGAAGGGGACGTCGGTGGAGAGCTGCTGGCCGAAGAGAAATGGAAGCTGAACAAGCAGTGGTTCGGCGGGATCAAGAAGTGGTGGAAGGGCATCGTTGAGAAGGGCAAGAAGTTCGAGGATGCCAGGGGGCAGAAGGCAGGCGAAGAGGCGATTCGGTATCTTGAGGGTGCTCGTAAGAGCCTCATGGATCTCAAGAAGGACATGTGGCTCAAGAAGGGGCTGTGGCCGCACACCTTGTCCGGCGATGAGAAGATAGATCGCAAGCTCACCGGCAATCCGGTTGCTGATGTGAAGAACAATATCGCTCATGACTTCGAGGAGGTCGACGACGTCATCTACGACAAGATCTCCCGGGTGAAGACTTGGTACAAGGCGATCTACGACAAGAACTCCATGGAGAGGAACATTCATCCGGGAGTCGAGAATCAGCTTCAATTCGGAAGGAGTGGTGACAAGGATGCTCTCGATGCGGAGATGGAGGGCATCATCGATACCATGCGGGCTGCCGACAAGATTGTCTCAGGGAAGATGTTCCGCAGGCTCGCGGCGTTTGTGAACAAGTGGAACCCGGACGATTCCCAGGATGATCCACTGAAGGATCAAGGAGTCGACACCGAGTTCAGCGTGGGGAAGATGAAGGTCATCGTCGACTTCGTTCCGAACGACAAGTACCACGTGCTCACGTTGGCGAAGTACAAGAAGAAGACGATTGACCCTGGGAAGATGCATTGGCTTGTTCGTGCTGTGACGTCTGCGCAAGCGATGCTCAAGCGTGCTGGTTTTGACAAGGTTTGGTACGGGACGATCAGGGTACATCCGTCTGGTGATGGGTATGAGTTCAAGGGGCAGGGGAGCGGGACGACGTATCGTGCTGCGGCCAACTATGTTATCGGTAAGAACACGGTGAACATGTTCGGAATTCCTGCCGGTGGGTCGCAGGCTGAGGAGGCGGTCAGGATCATTGTCCATGAGCTTGGTCACCGCTGGTACTACAAGAACATGACCAAGGCAGAGCGGGTGAGATTTGATTCTTACTTTGGCGGCTGGCCGATTGGCAAGCCGGGAACTCCGCCTGGTCCTGTGGCGGTTGAGCCAGGAACAGTGCGGTCTGTTTCTTCCTATGGTGGTGAGAACCCGGCAGAGGATTTTGCAGAGTTGTTCGCCTGGTATGTTCTGGGGAGAAAGCTGAGCCGTGATCAGCGCGAGAGGTTCAAGCAATTTGCCCTCAAGGGCGGGAAAATTAAGCGGCACGAGGGTGTCGAGAGGAGTGATTCCATGGGGCTCAGACGTCGTTCGTATATCGAAGAGGCCAAGAAGAAGATGACTTACGGCATGGCTCAGGGCGAGCTGCTCGACATGCTGAATGACAATGGATGGACGGTGAAAGCGAATCTCAAGATCCCGCATGCGTCGAAGGATGGTGTGAGGATCTGGCTCAAGCCGCAGGCGATTTACGCATCTTCGGATCAGGTTGCTTTTGGGAGTGCCCGGTCGATGCATCTTGATCCAAGAAAGCTGGCCACATTTCCGGGTGAGAAGGTCTCCGGATTTCTGTATCGCAAGGGCAAAGAGATGGCGGATTTCTTGCTGAGTCGGTAGGTCGTCTGATTTAGAGATTGATTGATTCTGGCGGGGTCGTAGATGGCAAAGTTCATTTCGCTTTGGATGCGTTCGCAGTCTTTTCGGAAGATGTTTCTGCTTAACGGTATTTTCCCCTCGATCAACCATGTGGATAAAAAGCTTGGGGAGATGTACTGGGAGGCGCGGTATCCGAAAATCGAGTGGGATCTCTGCGGGGTAAACGGGTGTACGGTGCTTGTCCCGGAGGGTGATGCCTGTGGAAAACATGTGGGCAAGGGTGGTGAGATGCCGCTGTGGAGGTGGAACAGGGGGGAGCTGTATCGGTACATCAAGACCAAGATTACCAGTAGTGGGCGTGTGGTTTCAAAGCCGGGAGAGACTCATCCCCAGTACACGCACTATCGAACATGGGTGGCGTCGAAGAAGTTCGGGAAACTTCCTGACGGGTATCGTGGTTATCCACGTGACGGCAATCCGTTCAACATCAAGGATGACAACATCATCGTCCTGTCGAAGGTTGCGATTGCTGTGGTGAGCACTGGGATGCTCAGGCTTTCGGAAGTAGTCCGAATGGATGACGTGCTCGACGAGTTCTTGGCAGACGTCTTTAAGCAGGGGAGGCCGAAATCTCAATGGTTGTATACTGTTGCAGATATTGCCAAGCTGTGCGGATTCAGGAATGAGCGGGTAAGGCAGGAGATTTCCAGGGGGAATCTCGATCCACGGAGTTTGGCGTCCGTGGTGGAGTTTTGCAAAAAACACGCGGAATCGGATACAGTAATAGCGGATAGTTCATGATGGATGAAGAGGACATGGATAGGGATGCAGCGTCACTAAACAGGCTTGGACGGACTCCGGGCGAGAATAATCGACGAGAGAAGGCGAGTGTGACAACGAGAGTGAGACCTCAGAGGACGTCTGCCGTTCGTGACCCTGAGACGGTCCTCATGCGCCTGGAATGCTGGCCAGAGGTGCGAAAGATGCTCCAGGAGGGCGTATTCCTGCGGGCGATCATCAAGCATATCCGGGAAAAGGGGGAGATGGAGAAGCTGCCTGATGGGACTATCCTGTCGGCGCTCAGGGATCAGCGGGAGAAGATGCTCTCCGATGACGTTGAGAGAGAGGTTGCTCCTGTTCACGATCTTGATCCGAGTAACGCAGACGGTGTTCTTCGTGAACTCCAGAGGCAGTTTGGGAGCATGGCTCGGCGGATCGACATGGAGGTCGAGACGGAGCGCAACCTGAACAAGTTGTTTTCTGGCACACACAAGGAATTCATTGCGCTGAACATGCTTGGGGACTCGCTGTTGAAGCATTACGAGAAGCGCGGGGACACCGGCAGGGATGCCGATGGGAAGCAGCGCATAGGCAGCGGTTCCCCTGGTAGGGTAGACGTCTCTAGGGTGATTGCCAATCCGGAGTCAAGGCACCGGGTGATGGAGCTTGTCGAGACCATTGTGGGTGACGATGAGTTGCTTGACGATTTAATCAGCAACGGGGTTGGCGATGCGCCAAAAAAGAAGCGCAAGGTTGCGACGGGTAAGAAGACCAAGAAGAAGAAGATGAAGCCTGTCGCCAAGAAGGGACCGATCCGGAAGATGAAGGCGCGAGCCACAAAGCTGGAGGTGATTGATGATGAGTCAGGCAAAGACGGTGGCTCATGATTGTCACGACGAAAGATGGAAGGAACATCTCGCAGCGGACGCTTGCCGAGAAGCGATCGTGGTTCAGGCACCGTCTTTCTCAGATGTCGCCGGAGGAGAAGAGGGCGTTCGTCTGTGTTCTCGATGAGCTTGACGTCCTGGGGCACCTTCGAGGCGACGGTGATTTTGACAGCCAGGAAGAGCTTATCTCCTACTCTCAGAACTGGCATGCTCTTGCCTCTGCTGACTACGACGAGCAGATAGTTCCTGTTGAGGAGTTCCTGATCAGCGATGATTATCTTGGCCGGTCAGGTAAGAACTTGTTCCCAAGATGGAAGTCAGATCTGATCGAACTTGATGCTGGGAAGTACAACGAGATCATCATCACGGGGTCGATTGGTTCAGGCAAGACGACGTTTTGCAACATGGGCCTCATCAGGGAGTTTTACTTACTGTGTGCTCTCACTGACCCACAGGCCACATTTGGGTTGATGCCGGACTCTGAGATTGTTCTGGTCTGTTTCAACCGTGACCACAAGCTTGCTCGCGAGGTGACGTTTGGTGGTGTGAAGAGGATGATAGAGACGAGTCCGTATTTCAACTCGCAAGACATCCACATCAGCACATCCGATCTGGTCCATCGCGAGAAGAACATCAGGGTAATTGCTGTATCTGCTCGTTCGGCAGATGCGCTGGGTAGGAACGTCTTCGGCGGCATCATTGACGAGACTGAGTTCCTGGAGGGCAGCACGCTGAGGAGCAGTCAGAAGCTCTCTGGCGGGAAGTCGTTTGCCGAGATGCTTCATGCGTCGATCACGCGGAGGATGAAGTCTCGATATGAGCGAGCTGGCAGTTTGCCTGGCAAGCTTTTCATGTCGTCGTCGGCGAGGGACAAGGAGTCGTTCACGAACAGGCGCATTGTCCAGGCTCGAAATGAGCCGACGATGTTTGTGCGTGATTATGCACTCTATGACGTCCAGCCACCGGAGAGGTTCTCGAAGGAGAGGTTCTGGGTTCTGGTTGGTGCTAACGAGATAAAACACAAGATTCTCACGGATCACGAGTACGAGAGCATTGGCAAGGATGGGCGTGATAGCCTGTATGATCAGGGGTGCAGATTCCTGCACGTGCCTGAGAATTTTCGCAGCGATTTTGAGCGTAACCTTGAGGACAGCATCCGGGACATCGGTGGTGTGGTTACCTCGACGGTGTCCTTGTACTTCCAGATGCCGGAGCGGATCGATCATGCTGTTGACCCGACGTTGTTCCATCCGCTGAGGACTGAGACCTGGAAGACAGGGGACCGTCCGTCTATCGACTGGAGAGCCATTTCCAGGCGCGTGCGCAGGCGGGTGGCACCTGGGGTCTACGAGGAGGTTGTCGAGCCGAGGAGACACCCTCATGCTCAGCGTCATGTCCACATCGATCTGAGCTTGGGGAAGACAGACCCGGCTGGGATCTGCATTGCTCACACGGTTGATCATATAGACGTCGAAAGGAGACTCGATGACGGGACGCCGATGAAGGAGACTGCGCCATTGATCGAGGTCGATCTCGTGCTGAGGATTGAGCCGCCTCCTGACGGGGAGATTGACATTGGTGCGATTCGGGGTCTTGTTTATGGGTTCATGCATCATGGATTTCCGATCACCCGTGTAACGATGGACTCGTTCCAGTCTGCGGAATCGTTGCAGAAATTCAGGCAGCAGGGGATGAAGGCTGAGATCTTCTCCGTGGACAAGAACACGGATGGCTACGATGCGCTGAAGGGTGCGATCTATGAGGGTCGGCTGAGTTTCTACGATTATCCCATTTTGCTGAATGAGTTGAAGGCTCTTGAGCGCAACGAGAAGGTGCGAAAGATTGATCATCCGGAGTCTGGGTGCTTCACTGGCGATACGAGGGTTCCTCTGCTTGACGGAACGATGCCGACAATGGCTGAACTCGATGGCCGTGAGGCATGGGTCTACTCTTCAACCCTGGATGGAAGGATAGTTCCTGGGATGGCAAGAGGGCGGATGACAAAGACGACCTGCGACCTTGTTGATGTTGTGCTCGACAGTGGCGCTGTCGCTCGCTGCACCCCTGATCACCGATGGATGTTGAGGGACGGGACCTACAAGGAGGCCAAGGACCTCGTACCCGGTGTAGATCGTTTGATGTCGATCAAGAGGGCATGGCCGGTGAACGGTGGGTATGAACGGGTATCGAACAGGGATGCGCATCGTGCTCTCACTCACCACATGGTTGCGGATGAGTTACTGGGTGGTGTTCCCAGTGGCTCGATAGTTCATCACATCGACGGAAACAAGACCAACAACAGTCCAGACAACCTCGAAGTCAGGGACAAGTCGGTGCATTCGCGAGTCCATGCCGAGGAGAGGCACAGGGATGACGAGGAATACAGCAAGAAGGTAGCGCAGGCTTTGCAGGCGTTCAATTTGAGCGAGGATGGCAGGCGCGTGCACTCTGAGTCAATGCGCAAGACGATGCACAGGATGACGAGTGAGGAGCGAAGCGCGTTGGCGGCTGAGAGATCGAGAGGTTCTCATTGGTTTCGCGGCGACGTCACAATCGAGAGCCTCGTTGAGGCGAGTGACGAGAAGACGACGAACGGTGCAGCACGGAGGATCGGGTGTAGCAGAAACGTCGTTGTTCGCGTGCTCAAGGAGAACGGTTTTTCAGACTGGGGAGCATTCGTGGAGGCACACGGTGGAGAGAACCACAAGGTCAGAGCCGTGATTCCTGTCTCCCTTGATGAGCCAGTTCCCGTGTACGACTTAGAGGTTGATGAGCATCATAACTTTGCACTCTGTGCTGGTGTGTTTGTTCATAATAGCAAAGATGTCAGTGATAGTCTTGCGGGTGTGGCGTATTCGCTGTCGAACAACTTGGCATACGGGACGCCCCTGGAGATTGGGATCAGTGAGCACGAAGATGACTCGGCGGACAGTGAGTGGATCAGGAGAACCATGAAGCGGTCTGGCGATGAGGCACCGCAGTTGGCAAGCGACAGAGCAGGTCCGGTGATTTTTACCGGGTAAAGGAGAGGAAAATGGGAATCGACTGGGCAGCGCCGAGGATTGAAGAGAGCAGGATTTGGAACAACGAGTATGTTGATGCGGCGTTCTGGGATCGTGTCGAGAAAATCCTTGGTGATATGGGGCTTGTCCCGGCCAGATCTTTTTCCGAGAGTGCCAGACGGTGGGAGAGCGTCGGAGGAGATGTCTCTGTGTCCATCGGCTGGGCTCCGTACCCCTCGATTGGCTACAACGTGATCGATTCTGTTGTGGTGACCTGCGGCGGCAATGACAAGAAGATTTCCCTGCCAGCATTTGAGGGGACCTGGGAAACCAAGGAATACTTGGACCACCTCGAAGCGGTGAGCAACACGGTGAGTCGAGAAGTGGGCGCGGCCTTGCGCGGGATGAAGCTTGGGGAGGACGTCATAGAAGAGGAAGGTGTCATCCACTGGCAGGGGCGAGGCAGAAGTCCGTCTGCGTACAATGAGAAGTTGGCAAAGCGGCTGGGTGCGAAGCTTAAATCCGGAAGGGTTTTCGAGAAACCGCCGATGTTCCCTGGAAAAGGGAAGCGCGGGATGAAGCGCAGCGACTTCTACAATGCGATAATGATGCCCAACAATTCGATCTTCATTGGTGTCGCGTATGCCCACAGTCTGGGGGTCGAGAGTGAGGAGGTTCCTCCACTGGCGCAGGTTTACCTGTTTGCTGTCGAGAACCCCAAGTCAGCCAGGTCCATTGCCAATGACGTCCACTGGCCGGTTTATCACATCTTCAGCGAGCGAACGGAGGATGGGATGCCGATGCAGTATTTTGCCGTGCTGAAGGGTGCGCAAGCTGTTCGTGAGGATGTCGAGCTGGACGAAGCGCGGATGTTTGGCAAGCACGAGATGAAGGCGTTCAAGATGGGTCGCGAGGCGTTCCTTGCTGGAAAGAAGCGGGTGCCAGCGGCTGACAAGGGTCTCATCCCGATGCTCAAGAAAAAAGGACAAGGCACGACCCCTGTGCAGGTGATGAAAGCGTGGATCAAGGGTTGGGACATGGAGAATCTTTCTGCCCAACACGAAGACGTCGATCTGGGCGAGGGTGCGTATCCCAAGAAGAGCAACGAGATCAAGGACACGTCGGAGCTGAAGGTTGGGGATCGGGTGTATTCCGTTATCTATCGTGATTACGGGAAGATCATCAAGGTGAGCAAGAAGTCGGTTCAAGTCAAATTTGACGGTGGTGGCGTGATGAAGCAACCGCCGAAGTACCTAAATTGGTTGAGCCACAGCGACGCGAAGAAGGCTTCTTTTGGGGAAGACTTCGACCTGGACGAGGGGGACGTCTACAATGTTCTCGCTCGCTCCAAGGCTGACAACCCGTCTGGCGAGGCACAGAAGCTGGCTGTCAGGATCAGGAAAGAGATCGAGAGGTACATGCCTCCGGGGGCTGTTCTGACATGCGAGGTGCAGAAGAGTCTTGGGGAAAAGGCGATCTACATTGTGACGGCTCTGGAGAAGGACATCTCCAAGGTGCCGCATAAGATATGGATGAACGACAGGGCGTTCCAGAAGTTCTTTGTCTACGGTGTAAATGAAGACGATACGTTGCAAGGCAAGCTCCAGGCTGAGCTGATCCAGGGTGGGAAATTGTTGGTCAAGCCTGAGCCTGGGTCTCACATGGCGTTCGGCAGTGTCAAGTTTGGCTGGCGCAAGAAGTCAGGGACACCGGACCAGATTGTCAAGCACTTCGGGAACTATTTCAAGCGGGTCCAGAAGACCATCAAGGACAGCAAGGGCATGATCCCAGAGGCTGTTGATGGGGTCATGGAGAGTTCTATGAACGCTGGGACTAAGAAGGTTATTGACGCATTCCTGGATAAGAAGCCGATGGACGGCAAGAAGCTATCCACTGATGGCAAGCGTCTGGACGGCGAGTGGATCGGTGGCCGAGGGATTGCGCAGTGGGATAGGGGGAAGATCTACTTCAACGATCTGGGCAGCAAGGCGGCGCAGACTATCCAGCGTGCGATCAAGAAGGCGGCACCGAAGAACTGGCTGGGGGAAGACGTCGAGCTGAGCGAGGCGAAGTATGGATACTACGTTCTGCTTTCCAAGGTTTCTCCGAGTGGGAAGTGGAGCGTTGAGTTTGGAGATAGAGACAAGGACGCGGTCAAGGACGAGCGTGAGTCCTTTGTCAGTAACGGACACAAGGCTTCTCTGCTGAAGATTGTCGGGGTCAAGAACTCCTGGCAGAAGAACATCGATGCTGTTGTGAACAAGCTCAACGAAGATGTCGAGCTGGATGAAACGACCAGGAACCGCAGGGGGCTAGACCCGAAGAAGACTTTTCCTTTCATCAAGAGAGCGCTTCTCCAGGCTGGTTTTGACTTCTTGGACACTCAGAAGGGCTCCATGATCTTCAGAAATGATGGCCGGATGGGTGGTGGGTATGTCGCTGTGAGGGATCTTGGCCAGATGGATCGCGCCAACTACGGTGAGGTTCATGTGACGTCTGGTGTTCCGGCTGATTACTCTCATCACCAGGCTTCCCCCTCGATGTACGAGACGGGGAGCAGGATCAATCTTGAGGCTCTTAAAGTGGCGACCAGGGCGCTGAGTGGTTTCTTTGATGTCGATAAGAGACCGAGGGTCACTGAGCTGTATCCGAAGTTCAAGAGAAGTGGTGTTGCTTGGTTGGACTACCTCGCACAAGAGGACGTCGAGCTGGAAGAGGGCTACTACGATCTCAACAAGAAGGCTCTCACGCCGACTCAGCTGTCAGCCTATGAGGGGCTGTCTGATGCGGCCAAGAGGTTGTTCAACGATCTGTCGACGACCAAGGGATACAAGGGGGGTGCCTCCTCGACGGAAGCCCGGGTTGAGCTTTCCAAGAAGGGCTTAGCCAAGGTCAAGTGGAGTTCTGATGGCAAGGGCGATGTTGTTGTCTTTACCAAGAAGGGCAAGAGCATCGCGAGCAAGCTTTTCGGGAAGAAGTTCGCAGAGGACGTCGAGCTGGATGCTGTTCGTCAGATGCGCGACGACCTGATCGGCGAGGCCAAACAGAAGGTCTACCGGTCGACCGCCGAACTGGCCAGGGATCTCAAAGAGGTCCCGTGGATTCAGGCGCTCAAGAAGGATGCGATCCCTACGGTTGTTTCGTGGCTCGCAGGCATGACGATTGATTCTGTGTTTTTCGAGGTTTTCCTGGCTGACAGTGACGAGGAGATGAAGAAGAGGCTTGGGATATTGAGGTCGATCCGTGGTGCCGATGCTGCGAGGAGGGCTCAGATGGTCGTCAAGATGGTCAAGGATAAGTTTTCTGTTTGATTCTGTTAAATTAGTCACCCCGGGAGGATTTTATGACTCGTCGTTTGGATGTGATTCGAGAGATCAGGGATTCGGTGATGGAGGGTTGCAAGAAGTCATCGAGGGGCAGCAAGAAAAAAGAGATGAGGAAGAAGGTTGTCGACGAGGAGAGCCAGAAGCTGTCGGATTGGATGAAGGCTGTTGACCGGTATCTGGAGGACAACACCGGCATGACGTCTGGGGAGCTGTTCCCGGGGTACGACTGGACTCAGTATTATGCTGGTGGAGTTGATCCCCTGGAGGCGGCCAAGTCCGTGTTGCAGGCGGCTGAGTCAGAGGATGATGACTCTGACGATGAGATGTCCGAGGGTGGCGACGAAGAAATGGACACCCTGGAGAAGATGCTCATGGCGTTTGAGCTGGGCGAGGGTGGTTGCGACGACGACGACGATGATGATGACGACGAGCCAGTTCGCAGGAAGCCTGCTGCGGTTGAGTCCCATGTTGACGATGACGTCTCTCGTGCAGCGCGTGCCGTAGCTGAGTCCATGGCAGTGGACGAGGCGAGCGTCATTGGTGGGGACTTTGGTCGTTGGGGGCCAGCAACCAAGGCTGCCGGGGCTGTTGGAAAGTCGATCGCTGCGTCTGTCGCGAAAAAGACTGAGAAAAAGTACACGTTCAACGGTGGTGGAAGACCGTCCAGTGCGGAGGGTGGTTCGGAGATATGGTTCGAGATCGAGCCAGGGGATTCAGGGGATGACATCTATTTTTTGGGGTTCAAGATTCGTGGTGACAAAGAGAACCCCCTTTGGGATGCCATGCTCAAAAAGGGCAAGGGGCTTGGGTCGGCTACCACGGTGAAGGCGATCAAGGGTATCAAATCCGGGGAACTTTCATCGACTGCGTCTCGGTTGAAGGTTGGAGAGTAGAGGATGGCAAAACTGACATCCGTTGCCACTGATTTTATCCGGCGTGTCTTCTCCAGAGAAAAGCAGAACTCTGAGCTGGCTGTGTCTACCAAGGATCTGGCGCGAGCGCAGATGGGTATGGGGATTGGCCTTGGGAACGTTGACACGATGGGTGTCGGTGGAATTGGCGATGTCCTGGGGCTCGATAAGCGGTTGCTTCATCGCTATGCCGATTATGAGGAGATGGATGAATATCCAGACATCACGAGCAGCCTGGATATATATTCAGACGACTCTTCCCAGATGGACAGCGAGAACAAGCACGTGTTGTGGGTTGAGTGCCAGGACCAGGACGTGTGTGACGATCTCACAGACGTCTTTCATAAGAGGCTAAAAATAGATCAAAATGCCTGGGAGATAATCAGAACACTGTGCAAGTACGGAAACGATTTTGAGGAGATCGTTATCGGAGACAAGGGTGTCCAGGAGCTGAATTATCTTCCACCGGCGACATGCCGAAGGGTTGAGAGTAAGCGCGGCGATTTCCTTGGGGTTGTGCAGTCTTTTTCGTCGAACATGGAGGTGAACGAGCAGCAGTTCGAGCAGATGAAGACGAAGTCCGGGAGCGCTGTGAGTCCACAGGGTGACTCGGCTGTGTTCGAGGATTGGCGCGTGACTCATATGCGTCTGCGATCCAAGAACAGGGAGTCGATGTACGGGTGGTCCATCGCTGAGCCTGCCCGGTGGATCTGGCGACGTCTGATGCTGCTTGAGGATGCGGTGCTCGTCTATAAGCTGACGAGAAGCCCCAGCAGGTATGCGTTTTACATCGACGTGGGCAACCTCCCCCGGGAGGAGGCTGAGCGTGCGATTCAGAATGTGAAGAACCGGATCAAGAAGAAGAAATTTGTGAACCCCAAGACGGGCAAGTTGGACATGAGGTTCAACCCTCTGTCGTTTGATGAGGACTTCTTTCTTGGGATGCGTGATGGTCAAGAGAAGACACGTGTTGACGTGCTCAATGGACCATCGTACCAGCAAGTCGAGGATGTTCAGTATTTTCTATACAAGCTCTACGCTGCATTGAAGGTGCCGAGAGCCTACCTGGGGTACGACGAGAACATGCCCAGCAAGGCGACGTTGTGTCTTGCTGGTGACACGCCGATTCCGTTGCTCGACGGCACTGAGCCGACGATAGCTGAGCTATCCAAGCGGGACGATCCTTTCTGGCTGTACTCGATAGATGAGAACAACAATGTGGTTCCTGGGCTTGGCAAGAACGCCAGGGTCACGAGACGTCAGGCGGAAACGGTCGAGGTTGAGCTGGATAACGGTGAGGTGCTGACATGCACGCCGGATCATCCTGTCATGAGGCGGGATGGTTCGTACTGTGAGGCTCAGGAGCTTGCGGCTGGTGATTCGTTGATGCCTTTGTATCGGCGTGACTCGGAGGGTTCTCTCAGGGGATACGAGGAGGTTTATCATCCTGGTGACGACTCCTGGGGGATGACCCATCGGGTAGTGACCGACACGTTGTTTGAGGAAGTCGAGAAGGGCAACGTCCGGCACCATGTGAACTTCGACAAGCGTGACAACAGGCCGGAGAATCTGGAGATCATGGCATGGGACGATCATCGCAAGCTTCACGCTGAGCATGCTGAGAAGACCATCGGTCGCCCGGATGTCATCGAGAAGCGCAAGGCTGCACAGGCTGCTTGGCTGAAGACGGATGAGGCCAAGGAGAGCATTGCCAAGGCGTCTGCCATGAGCAAGCGTCCTGGTTCCAAGTTTTGGGACTGGGTCCATTCTGATGAACACAGGGATCTAAAGTCCAGGCAGATGAAGGAGCAGTGGTCTGATCCCGGCGGAGCCATGAGGCTTTCAAGGGGAGATGGGTTCAGGGAGAAGATGTCGGCCATAATGGTTGACAGAATCGAGGACGGAACAGCTCCTGATACGGCTGGCGAGAAGAACAGCAGGTGGCGAAGTGATGCGACCATCGAGCATCTGATCAGGGTCGCGAGAGAGTATCGCTGTAAGAGTAAGAAGCAGCTGGTCAAGTGGTCTGGTTACAGTGAGGCGCTGATTAACAGGGTGCTTTCTCAGCATGGGATCTCGTATCGCCTGTTTGCTGGCGAATACATGGCTTCCAGTGTCATGAGGGATGCGGCCTATCGATCTTCACGGGCGGGGCGTAACCACAAGGTGGTCAGCGTCCGTCCTGGTCCGGTGATTGACACTTACGATCTGACCGTTGAGGGGTATCACAACTTTGCGATTGGGCAGGGTGTCGTGGTTCACAACAGTCAGGAAGACGTCAGGTTTGCAAAAACTGTGCTCCGTGTGCAGAACGAGTTCATCAACGGGATGCGCAAGGTGGCCAGGGTTCATCTCGCTGCCAGGAAGATTGATCCGATGGCTGTTGATTTCAAGATCAACATGACTGTGCCGAGTGCCATCTTTGAGCTTGGCCAGATGGAAGTGCGTCGAGCGCGTGCTGATTTGGCGTCGATGATGGAGCGTCACGTGTCGTCGTATTTTCTGCTGAGCAATGTCTATGGGCTCAGTGATGACGAGATTGCTGAGATCACGAAGCAGAAGAAGGAAGAGCAGAAGATGGCAGGCCCGACTGGTGGTTTCGAGTCTGTCGAGACTCCGGCTGCCCGGGGGATCAGTGAGAGGGAGTTGTTTGACGGTGATCGTGCCGATGAGAAAGCAGCGCTTGAGGCGATCCGTCGTGAGATGGAGAAGCGTGATAGCAAGTTGGGAACACAGCTCCGTGAGACTCAGATGCTTATTCGGGAGATTGCCAGAGCGACGTCTGGTGTTGCCTGGTGATTATTGCGCATAAACGGCGCATCATTTGCGCCATGTTTGCACAGCGGTCTGCCTGAAACGTGATTGATTACTGCGGTTTGTTGACATGATCACGAGTTCGCCGGGTAATTGTATCACGGAGGTGGATTGAGGCTTCTACATGGAGGAAGCATGAGCCACAAGAGGCACAAAGCGGTGTTCGTCGAGGCGAAGGTTCTGGGGCAGTTGCAGGATGGTTCATACGAGGAGATCCTGTCGACCTTGGATCGAGCCGTCGCTGAAAACCAGGGTGCATTTGGCGGCGAGTCTGTTCTGTTTGCGACCTATCCTGATCGGGTGATAGTGTTGAACGAGGACGGAATTTTTCACTCTGCCAACTATGTGATCGATGATGGCATTGTGAGGCTTGGCAAGCCGAAGCGAATCAGTGTTGAGACTTTGTCCGAGGATGACGTTGTGAGTCGCGGAGTCGATGCATTTACAGAGGGCACCATGCTTGCTGACAGCATGAGGGGGTTGATGTCTTTGCATCCGGCTTTGACGTCTTCTCCGCTGGAGCAAGTGAGAGAGAGTCTGGGGCAGTTGTTTTCCCGTGGTCGCATTTGGAAGAAGGTTATCCACGAGCACAAGTTGCAGATCGGGGAGTATGCCTGGGATGCTGACTACGGGAACCTTGAGCTGACCATTCGCCCTCTTTTTGGTGAGCTGTTCGAGGAGGATGATGATGAGATCGACGATGGCGTCCGTGATGTTGTCGTTGAGAACCTGATTTCTCTAGAGGGCAGGCTTGGCGAGATGCTGTCGCGGGTCCACGAGTCTCATGATAGCTTGACGTCTTCGAACACAGAGATGCGCGACGAGGACGATGACGCTATTTTGTCGCAATTTGACTCGTATGCGACAGACTACATGGAGCACCTTGGGGAAGTTGTCGAGTCTGTGTCCGCAGCGATTCGTATGGTGCGCGACGGAGGTTGCGTGTTGTGCGGGGCGAAGGTACACGATGAAATAGCTCTGAGATACAGAGACTTTGACCTTGGGGGCCGGTTTGTCCGCAAGGTTGCGCAAGCCATCGCTTAGGGGCGTTGGCAGTAGGAGGTAAAGGGAAATGACAGTTCGACCACTCGAAGAAGACCTCCAGAGGTTGGGATTGTCCGACAATGAAATCCGTAGATCGCTCAGCGGCATGGGAGTGCTGGAGGAGGGCGAAGAGGCGGATTTCTTCGAGGATGACGAGGAGGAAGACTTCGAGGAAGCCTACCTGAGCGATCTGGCAGGCGACGATGATGACAGTGACGACGAGGTGGACGAGAGCATGCGTGTGATGCGCATGAAGAAGGGCACTGCCAAGTCGCGCAAGCTGTCGAAGCAGTATTACAAGGCTCACAAGGGCAAAATTGCGCGGAAGCGCAAGCAGCAGCGCAAGACGTCTGCGTGGAAGCGGCATCAGAAGATGCTCTCCCGTGCCCCCAAGGCGAGCGGAGCGCGTGTTCGTCGTGTGATGTCTGACGTTGAGGCTCCGGATACTGGCACCCTCAGCGAGGGGATCATGGATGAGCTGTCCGAGCTGGCCGAGTCCATCGACCGCGATCCGAAGAGCCGCTTTGACGAGTATGTCGAGGCGTTCAACTACATCGCGGATCTCGGTGAGCTGCTCGCCATGCGTGCTCTCGACGAGGACAAGGATGATGTGGCCAGCGAGGTTCTCGATCTTTCGATTGTTGCCGAGTCGATTCTCAGAGAGATGGAGGAGATGGGCGGAGCCCTGACTCCGGAAGAGGACGAGGATCTCGAAGAGGCACTTGACGAGGCGATGGAAGACGTCGCTGAGGCTCTCGACGCCTTCGGTCTCTTGGCCGAGGACGACGAGGATCCCGAGGACGACGAGGATCCCGAGGACGACGAGGACGACGAGGATCTCGACGAGGACGAGGATCTCGATGAGGCCAAGGGTGCTCCCAAGGGCAAGAAGAGTCAGGGTCGCAAGCTTCTGACAAAGGCAGTGTCCGTGAAGGGGAGGTCCAGGTACGGCAGGCAAAACACCAAGGCCCAAGTTGGTATGCGCAAGGACGTGCGCAACAAAGAGGGTCTCTTGAGCTACCTCAAGCTCGTCAAAGCCGGTGTTGTGGCACCAGGACAGAAGATCAACAAGGGTGCCTTGGCTGCAAAGCGCATGGCTGGCAAGGGCTACAAGGGCAAGAAGAAGGGCGCATAGGTAAACGGATGAAGGGCAAGAACAAAAGGCGTCCAGCCGAGTTCCAGGAGCAGGCGGTTCAGGAGGTTCAGGTCCCAGAGGGGACGGAGCTTCTGGAGGACGTTTGCATTCTGGAGTTCAAGCCCGAAGACCTTCACGAGGGAGAGGAAGGCAAGCGTCCGTACCTGAAGGGGCGGTTTGGCTGGGTCGACAAGGCCACAGCCAACAAGCGTCTTTACCCGAGGAACATCATGGCTCGCGAGATCGGCAGGATCTCAGAGTCGATGAAGGGTAGGCAGGTGTTTGGCGAGCTAGATCATCCTGGCGACGGGAAGACCAAGCTTTCGCGTGTGAGCCATTTCGTTACCGATGTGAACATCGCGGAGGACGGCGAGATGGTGGGTACGCTGGAGTTCATCCCTGGCACGATCAACGGAGACCAGGCGCTGGCGATTGCCAGGGCTGGTGGAAGGCTTGGCGTGTCGAGCAGGGGGTTCGGTTCGGTAGTCTCGAATCCCAAGGGAGAAGACGTCGTACAGGAGGACTACAAGCTCGTCACATGGGACGTTGTTGCTGATCCGGCAAATGCGGGGGCTCACCCCAATTTCGTCGTGGAGAATAAGGAGACCAGCATGGACATGGACGCATTGAGGAAAGAGAATCCCGAGCTGGTCGAGCAGATCACGAGCGAAGTTCGAGATGAAATCGAACTGGAGGCTCGTGAGCATGCACGGGATGCCCTACGAGAGGAATTCACAGAGCGGCTTCGGCAGGAGGCAGAGAAACTCCAAGAGGAAGCTGTTGCGAAGGCTCGTAGCGAACTGCTCGAAGATCCGGAGGTGGCCGGTTCATCGAATGCCATCGAGCGGATCAAAGAGATCGTGGCTCCTTTCTTGTTCGAAGAGGACGAGAACACGGAGATCATGAGTTTGCGCAAGAAGCTCTCCGAGGCTCAGGCGAAAATCGCCGAGTTGGACGAGAGGATTCTCGAACAGGACGCGGAGAACCAGGAGATGGCGGAGATCGCCAAGGAGCTGGGATTCCATCTGTACCTGGAGAGGGAACTCTCTGACAACGACCGAGCTGACCAGATCATGGAGATGCTGGGAGACGTCAACGAGTACGATGCGCTCGACGCCTTGAAGGACCGTGTGTCGGAGATTTCCGATGCGCTGGCCGAAGAGGACGTGGTCAAGCATCAGTACGAGGAGCGAATCTCTCAGATGGAGATCATGATCCAGAAGCTCTCCGAGGAGAGGGACCAGGCACTCAGCATCGGGAAGAATTTCGGTGTGCGTGCCTATGTCGAGCGCAAGATTGCGGATCATCCGCATCGCAACAAGCTGAGGAAGTTTCTCAACGAGAGCAAGCCGGACACCAAAGAGTCCGTCGACAAGCTCGTTGAGGCGTTCACGGCAGCCAATCCGGTGTCCGATGAGTACAGCCGTATTCGTCAGGGGATCGAGGGAAGCAGTGGGCGAAGTCGGGCTCTTCGGATGGTGGAAGACGTCGGAGGTGGTGGGCAGGAGTCCATCGTCGAAGACAGCGTCATCGGAGGAGTGTCGGTGCGAGAGCTGGCCAAGTTGGCTGGAGTTCTGCGCTAACGACTGGACAGAAACGAATCACCATCTGTGGTGAAAAGGACTTTTGGAGTAACGGAGGATACGATGCACGAAGCACGCGATTTCCTGAGTGAGAGTGCCAAGGAGAATTCGGCCGGGACGATCATCGACGATCATGTCTCCGAGGCATTGCAGCAGAAATGGGCTCCCCTTCTGGAGGGAGTGAACGACAGCTGGACCCGTCGCTGCATGGCGCGGCTCTACGAAAACGAGATGTCCCATCTGAACGAGATGAAGCGTCGGGCGCTGACCGAGAGTACGGTCTCCGGCAATGTGCCCGATCTCGTCAAGTTCGTGTTCCCGGTCATCCGCAAGGTGTGGGCGAACCTGATCGCGAATGGCCTGTTCTCGATTCAGCCGACGTCTTCGCCCATCGGCGGGATCTTCTACTGGGACTACAAGTACGGAACCACGAAGGGCACGATCACCGCTGGCGACAACATGATCGAGAACTTCGACCGTTGGTACTCGGCAGAGTACGTGGACAGCGAAGTGATCGCCGCTGGTCCGGGGACCAACTTCACCGGCACCTTGGACTGGAAACCGGTCAAGCCTTACGGGACTGGTCAGGTCGGCATCGAGTTCCTGGCTGACGCATCGGGGACCGAGAAGCGGATCTACGACGGTGCGGGCACCGGGACGTTGACCGGTGACACCGGTGCGGCTTCGACTGTCAACCTCACCACCGGTGTCTATGACATCACGTTCGACGCGACGGTCACCACCGTGACAGCCAACTACTTCTTCGACATGGAGGGGAGTTCGGACAACGTGCCGCAGGTTAACGTGGACATCCAGCTCGAAGCCATCAAGGTTCTCAGCCGCAAGCTGAAAGTCCTGTGGTCTTCCGAGGCTGCCGACGACATGCGTGCGGTGCTCAACATGGACATCGAGCCCGAGTTGACCTCCGGGGTTGCCTCCGAGATCAGCCTGGGTGTCGACCGTGAGCTGATCATGGCCGCCTACGGGTCGGGTTCCACCAACACCGATGTGTTCGACGCGGCTGTCCCCGTGGGGCGCAACCAGATCGACCACTATCGCAACATCGCCACCGTGATCGAGAAGGTATCGGGCGAGATCAATCGCCGGACCCACCGTGGTCCCGGTAATTTCCTCGTCATCGGGCCGTCTGTTCAGCCGATTTTCGGTGCGCTGGCGACTCACGGCGACCTCGTCCGCATCTACAACGACGTTCCGAATCCCCCGCAGGGCCAGGGAACCGGTGGACGTCCTTCGTTCCCGCTGCCCCAGGCTCCCCAGGGCTACGGCATCTACACGATGGGCTGGCTCCAGAACAAGTGGCTCGTCATCGTCGATCCGTACTTCCCCTCCGGGAAGATCATGGTCGGCCTCAAGGGCACCATGTTCACCGACAGCGGTCTGGTGTACGCGCCCTACGTGCCGCTGGAGATGACGGCTGCGTTCCTCGATCCAGCCGACTTCACGCTCAGGAAGGGCATGCGGACCAGATACGCCAAGAAGCTGGTGAACGCCAACTTCTACGGTGTCATCACGGTCAGCAACCTGCCGTAGTGACGTGGGCCAGGTGAGGGTGGGCCTCTGACGGGGCCTGCCCTTTACCTATTGGACTAGGTTTCAACAGAGAGGGACGACAATGAAGATCACTGTCATCAACAACAGAGCCAGCACGGGCGAGAAGGTCCCGTGTGTCGACGGAACCTCTGTTGCTCCCGGTGCCACTCACGTGATGCTGGGTCGCAGCAAGGAAGACGTCATTTATCAGATGGACCATGCGGATGGAAACACCGTGATGGTCATTGCCCAGCTCGAAGGGGACGATCGCGAACCCATCGTTTGCGACATGAAGAATCCGGAAGATCCGGCTGGTGGGGCGACCACCTGTGCGGGTTGCGGTTTCGATCTGGAGGACACGGCTGGGACGGCTGCCAATGTGGCTCCGAACATGTACCTTGGCGCGTTCGACGACGAAGCCTGCACGACTCCTGCCGAGAACGCGACGCTCGACACAGCGGCATCCGGAACCATCGTGTCCGGGGCGGGGACCAACTTGTTGGCCGTCCCGCCGACGGCGCCCGGTGTTGTGTCGGG